CAGGTACTGGTCCTCGTCGTCGGCGATCTGCCGGTTCTGCCGGTACATGATGATCGAGGACAGGCCGACGAAGTACGCCACCCGCTTGTTGGTCGCGACCGTGACCGTCTCGTAGTAGTGCTGGCCCGAGACCGACTGCCGGGGCATCGTCGTCTTGGGGTTCTGCTGGGAGAAGTTCCAGTAGGCGGCCGTCTGGGACATGAGGGCGGCGCCCTGGGGGTCCTTGACGTACTGGGCTTCGGTCGGCAGGTACGTGGCCGTCTGATTGGTCGTGTTGGTCGCCGAGGAGCCGGAGGCCGTCAGGAGGGTCTGGTCCGCGTAGCGGTTGACCACAGCCACCGTGGCGTTCGTCTCCACGCCGGAGCCGCCCGTGTTCGAGCTGGTCGCCGTGGCCTTCTCGATCGAGGACGTGGTGGTCTGCTTCTGGGCGAAGATCTTGGCCGTCAGGACCACGGGCTGATCGGTCTCGTACGGCTCCGCGATCAGGTTCGAGAACTCCAGCTTGAAGAACCGGGCCCTGGTCGGGTCGAAATCGTAGAAGCCCTTCTTGAGCTGGTAGTCCCTGCCGATCGGCGTCCAGTTGACCTCCTCGTAGACGACCGCCGGGCCGCCGAGGAAGCCGTAGGGGTTCAGCGACTCGACGCCGTCCGTGCGCTGGGAGGGGTCGTACCGCAGGATCGCGTTGTCCGTCGGCAGGGCGCCCACCGGGTACTCCGGGGTCACCACGAAGCTCGACGGGTCCAGCCAGAACTGGGCGAACTGGGTGACCGTGTCCGGGTTGCCGGTCTTGATGTACAGCGAGAGCAGCCGGGCGTTGGCCGGTACGGCGTCCTCAGGGGCGGCCGTGAGGTCTCCACCGATCCGGAGGGTGTCCGGGCGCTCCGTGTCGTCCGGGATGTCTCCGGACACCGAGGAGATGCTCTTGAAGAGGGTCCCCTCGGTCAGCTCGTCGCCGGTGGCGGGGACCGGGGTGAACAGCGTGAGGTCGGTGCCGTCGTACTGGAGGACGAACCGCAGACGTGCGTTGAAGTCGAAGACCAGCTCGGGGTAGCTCAGCAGGATCGTGCCCAGGGAGACCTGGAAGACCCCGTCGCTTCCCACACCGGTGGGGTCCGGTCCGAAGAAGATCTTCAGGACCCCGTCGTCGTAGATCACCGAATCGCCGGTGTCCGTGGAGGGGAACTGCGGCTGGACCTGCATGCCGAGCTGGAAGGGCTTGCGCGGGTCGAACTGGACGGCCTTGTTGTCGATGTCCAGGAAGGCTGTGGTGATCGGGAAGAGGATCCCGTCGTCGGCGGAGTCCGGCATGGTCGCGCCGAAGGGCCGAGTCATGGGGAAGGCGAGCGGGGTCTCCGAGGCACGGAAGCGCAACGGGGAGGGGTCGTCCAGGGAGTAGTAGAGGTTCATGGTGGACCCGGTGTGGAGCGGGTCCAGGAAGAACTTCTCGATGATCTGCGGGTTGCCCCGGGAGTCGCGGGCGTCCACGTAGAGGTTCACCACGGCCGTGGCGAGCGGCTGGGGTCCGGACTTCCACTGGCTGCGCCCAGCGAGCAGATCGGCCGCCCTGTTGGCACGGACGACGTAATTCACCGAGGAGCCCAGGATGTCCGTGGACGACGCGATGACGGAGGACTCGGTGGGCACGTCGCCGGAGCGGGTCACCACGGGCACGTCGGCGTCGCTGGTGGCCTCGTAGCCGACCGAGAAGTCCTTGACCCCCAGGCAGTAGGCGACCTTCTGCCGGAGGGTGTTGATCGGGGCGGCGTCGGCCGGGATGCGCGCGAGCACGACCCTCAGGCGGGTCGCCGTGACGGGCTCGACCTTGAGCCGGTAGGGGGTCCAATGCCCAGCGCCGAAGTGCTGGTAGTGGGCCTTCGAGGCGCTGTTGACGCCGGAGGAGACAACCAGGGGCACCGACTCCTGGACGGACATGGACGCGTACAGGCCCGAGGACTGCTTCAGGGTCTGCCAGACCCCGTCCGCGTTCAGGTACTGCACCCAGGCGCGGTGGGGGAAGTGCGCCACGGAGAGGGAGACGAAGTTGATCCGCTGAGGGGCGTTCAGCGAGATCTCCATGACCTCCCGGGTCCGGTCGGTGTTGGCGCGAGGAGGGGTGGACCAGAACTGCTGGTCCTGTGCCTCTCGCAGCCGGGCGATCCAGGCGGAATTGAGTTCCAGGGTCGCCATGAGGTTGTTGATCGGCATGCCGTCCACATACAGGTTGGACAGCGTGGGCAGACCGAGGTCTCCGGGGACGATCTGGACACTAGTCATGGCTCAGTACGGCCTTCCGGTCGCCGGTGTACGGGTGGGCCACCAGGGAGCCGTCCGCGACCGTCTGGGCCGCTGTGGCCTGCTGGGCACTCAGGACGCCCTTGCGGGCCGTGTAGCGGACCTCCGTGCCGTCTCGGTAGACCACGGTCTGGTCGTCCGCGAACGCGCTCGCAGTGCTGTCCTGAGCATCCAGGATGTCTGTCGAGTCGGGCGGGGCGAAGGTGTACGAGGTGACGGCCGAGATCGAGCCGTTGTACGACCACGTCTTGCCCTGCGACGCGAGCCAGGGCGGGATGGGGAGCACCCGGTGGACGTCGGCGGGGACGATGCCTCCTGCGGCCACCGTGGCGGCGTTGGCCGCCGACTGCTGGGTGGAGTACGGGTAGACGTCGGTGGTCTCGCCGATCAGCCCGCTCTTGGGCTGGACCTTGGGGACGATCTCCCAGAACTCCGAGTCGGCCTGGAGGCCGGAGATGCCCGTGGCCACGTAGGGGTCGCCCATATCGGGGTCGACGGTGACGATCGTCCCTGCCGGGCGCAGCTTCTGGAGCACGCGGACGACCGCGTTCTCCTCGCGCGGGAAGTCGTAGATGTGCTCCGGCGTGGAGGCGTAGTCCTTCCGGGGCCGCACGATGATCTCGGAGCGCGAGAGGGTGTTCGTCCGGCCGACCTGGATGGTGCCCTCCACCCGGTTCCAGGTCGTAGTGGAGGGGAAGCTCTGCCAGGTCGGGAAGAGAACCTGCGTCTCGTCCCAGGTGTTGGGGCTGGAGCTGAGGACGTCCCCGTAGGCGTCCAGGAGCTGCCAGGACTCGTAGATGTCCACCGGGGCCTGCACGATGGCCTCAGCGGCCTGCTGGAGGCCCGGGATGGTGCCGCCCATGGCGATGGCCTTCGCCAGTTCGGAGATGCGCTCCCGGAACGAGGCGTCGGCCGCCTTGATCGAGTCCCACTCGTCCGGTGTGGCGACGTCGTCCATGGGGTTGATCACGAGGGCTTCGGCCGGGTTGCGCAGGGCGCCGAAGATGGCGCCGTAGAAGCGGTCCAGGTCGAAGAAGTTCGCCCCATTGAGGGCCGACTCCAGCCGGGTCACCATCGTGCGCTTGCGAAGCTGGCCCACCCCTGCGTCGCCGAGCAGCACCTTCATGAGCCGTACGAGCGCCGAGGTCTCCCGCAGGTCGTACAGGTCGTCCGGGAAGTTGCTGAGCTGCTGCATCGTCGGAGCGTCCGGGAGCAGCATGTTCGTGGCGCGCTCGACGCCCGTGACAGCCGGTCCGGCCGGGTCCGACTGGAGCGGGATGATCCCGGTGTTCGTCGTCGCCGAGGTGTCGAAGAAGCTCGTCGACTGGTTGAAGATCGGTGTCGTCATCTCAGTACGCCCCCCACGAGTTCTGGGCCTTCTGTGCGTAGATGCCGCCACCGAACTGCGGGACCTCGGAGTCGGTGAAGTTCACGTCCAGCGAGCGGCCCGTGGAGGTGACGTACGAGGTCTGCACCGTGCCGGTCGGGGTCAGGCGCTGAACGCCCACCGCGAAGTTGTTCGTCGTGGGGAAGGTCCAGCTCGGGTAGTCCGAGCCGTTGAGGAAGCGGACGTTGTCCACGCCGGGCACGTTGTGCACGGTCTGGAGGGCGTCGGAGACCTGGACCACGGCCGAGAGCCCGAGCGAGTTGAGCCAGCTCGACAGGGCCGAGTTGATCGCCTGGTTGACCTGGGGCGGGTAGGCGTTCCGGTCGTACATGATCGCGAAGGAGAAGCGCAGCAGAGCGTTGGTCGCCTGGTGCGCCCGAGCGTCCGTACCGGCCAGGCGCCAGGAGTCGATCTCCTTCTGCACGGCGGTGGGGATGTCGTTGTACGTGTACGCGCCGTCCACGCCCACGGTGAAGACCGCGTTGTTGGCCGGGAGGGTCCCGGCGTTCCACTCCAGGCCGAAGCGGGACATGGGAGTCCATCCGGCCGAGGTGTTGTCGTGGACGATCTGGTAGGCGTACGTGACGCCGCCGGTGACCGTGCCCATGGGGTTGGCGACCGTGGCGAGGCCGTACGTCGTGGACGCGATGGTGATCGTCGGGGAGACCGTGAGGATCGGTCCGTACGCGAGCGGGATGTACACGTTCGCGTTGGTCGGGTTGGTGCCGTCCGGCCGTACGAAGTTCGTCCGGTTCATCGTGCCGGAGGTGGTGAAGGTGACCGTGTTTTTAAAAACCGTGGACTGCTGAGCGGCCACCGCACGGGCACCCGCACACCATACGTCGATCCGGTTCAGGATCGCGTTGGCCGGGTCCGACCGGGAAGCGTTTGGCGTGTACTGGTACTCCAGGTCGCAGATCGTCCCGTCAGGGATCACCGTGGCGTTGTTCACGGTCACCGAAGGCGGCACGGTCGCGGTGAAGGTGTAGTCGTGCCCGTTCACGAAAACATCGCCGTTGTCGATGTCCTCGCCGAGGAAGACCGGCGTGCCGAAGACGTACTTGGCGTCGTTGACCGTGGAGGTGGCGCTTCCGGAGACGATCTGGACCTGCTCGCGGATCGACTTGGTGGCCGTGACCACCTGGGCCGCGAAGCAGTCGGGGTCGTTCAGGGCGATCCCGAGGAACATGTCCTCGGTGCCCGCCATGTTCCGGAAGACCGTGGCCTTCCAGCGGGCCCGCAGCGCGGTGTCCGTCTCCTGGTCCACACCGCCGGTGGTGGCCGCCGTGTTGGTCACCGAAGCCACGCCCTGGATGGGCGAGGACATGTTCGTGATCAGGTTCGGGCCGATGTTGCCGCCGGGGCCCGCGTCGACCGCCTGGACCGGTACGGAGACCGAGAGGGTCCCCACGTTCATGGTCGCGCCGGTGACCGTCTGGAAGATGATCCCGGTGTCGGTCGACGAGGTGATCTGGAAGTTGATCGGGATGAACACGATCGCATCGGTGTTGTCCGAGCCCCGGGTGAAGGTGACCGTGCCGGTCGCCCGCTTGGCCGGGAGGCGTGCGATGCCGAAGAGCTGGCAGAAGCTGTCCAGGTCGGCATCGGTCTTGGAGTCGATGTCGTACGTGTACGTCAGGAGCTGGTTCTCCACGTACGCGTCCGAGACGGAGCCCGCCACCGCGTCCAGGATCTTGGCCGCCGGGGTTCCCACGGAGGTGTCCAGCTCCGGCATGGAGACCGTGAGGGCGGCCTTCATCTGGGAGGCGATGTCCGCCTGAGTGGTCGCCACTAGCTCACCGTCCTGGAGATCGTCATCGTCTGTCCGGCCATGGTCGTGAGGTTGATCAGGACCGAGACCGTGTCGAACAGCACGGAGACGTCGACCGAGTTCACCGTGCGGATGATCTCGTTCGTCGTGACGGTGTGCTGCTGGTTGTTCAGCGCGGCAGCGTCCAGGCGGGCCTGCTGGTTGGTGATGTACTGCTGGAGGACCCGGTTCACCTCGGCCTGGACCAGCATGGGCGTGTCCCCGGTGATGGGGAGGCCGATGTACTTCTTCAGCACAGAGCCCCAGCCGGAATGGTATGGGTCGAGCCCGTACTCCTCGCCCAGACACAGCGCCACGTCCTGGCGGATCTTGGCGGGACCGTCCAGCATCTGGAGCCCGCCGGACCCCAGGACCAGGTCTCCGCCGGACAGGGCCAGCGTCTTCATGGGCCACCTCCTCACCCTTTCAGCGGCGAGGAGGTTCGCCGGACATCAGGGCAGCAGCGAGTAGCGGCACTGCATGAGCAGCCGGGTCACCGTGGTGGCCCCGAAGTCCCAGATCCTCACGCTCCGGTCGGCCCCGAAGATCAGGTTGCCCACCGCGCTGTTGGCGACCATGGTCGTGAAGTACTTCGAGACCGGCGGCTGGAACCCTGCGTCGATCGTGAAGACGAGGTCTCCGGCCGTCACGGTGCCCGGCGGAACTGCTCGCCCCTCCACGGTCACGGTGTTGTCGTAGTTGAGCTTGAAGCGGGGCGCCACGCCCGCAGCGAAGGGTGTCCAGCCCGCTGCGAGGGTCGGGGTGATCCAGGTGTCCACTGCGACTGTGGGGGCCGTCGTGGCGTCGTTCAGGATCCCCTTGGCGTCCAGGATCGAGATGATCTGCTGGACGGCCGGGGAGATCTGAGCCCGGGAGCCGGTGACGGACGGCACCGTTCCGGCAGTGGTGCCGTCCTGGATCAGGCCCATCCCCTGGAAGATCGTCACCAGCCGGAGCAGGTCGGCGTCCATCGCGGAGAAGTTGCCGGTGAAGACCGGGGCCTGGGTGTCGGTGACCTTGCACTGGAGCATCCAGTGACCCATCGAGCGGTCGATGATCCACTGCTCGCCCACCTGGGGCCACGCGGTCTCCCCGCGCTTGTTCAGCCCGAGCTGGTAGTAGCTCGCGTTGTTGTCTACGTCCCGCGCGAGACAGATGTTCGTGTCGGGATGGACTTCCTTGATGTCCACGAGCACGAAGGCGAACCCGGTCCCCGAGGACCCGGTGCCCTGCCGCTTGGCCAGGACCGACTGGTACATGCCGACCTCCTCAGATCAGACCGCCTGCGCGGGGCAGGCCGATCAGGACGTCCGCCGCGTTGCCGGTGTCCGAGAGGCGGGCCGGGGCGGAGATGTTCACCGTGGTGTTGAAGTAGCCGTCGTCCCCGAACTGGAAGCTGTGGGTCACCGAGTTGACGTACCCCTGGAAGCTGAAGGCCGGGATCTGGAGCAGCATGCCGGGATACAGCTCCGGCATGAACGTCAGCGGCACGTCCGCGTTGTATTGGTATGCCCACTGACGCATGAAGTAGTAGATCGAGGCGAAGAACTGCGCCGACGGCCCTACGAGGTTCGGGAGCTGCTGGAAGTCCGGCCGGGCGCCGAAGCGCTGGTAGATCCACTGGGCGAAGTCCGAAGCCGCCTGCTCCGTGGCGTCGACCTTGAAGAGGGCGTACATCAGGGCCGGGATGTCGATCGAGGCGATACCTCGCGTGTAGCTCAGGTTCTGGGCGACCACCAGGGGATCCAGGGCCGCGCTCACGAGCGAGGAGACCTCTCCCGTAGCCAGGTTGAGCCCGTTCTGCCCGGCGCCTCCCTGCGGGGTCGTGGCGACGAACTGGTGGGTCACGAAGAAGCTGTCGTCCCAGGTGACCGAGAAGTCCTTCACCTCGATCGGCTGCACGACCATCTTGGCCGAGGTCCCCCACAGGCCGTAGTAGTCCGGGAACCAGGAGATCAGGTCACCGTTCGGAGCCGAGCAGAAGGACCGCATGGTCGCCGAGAAGAGGTTCTTCAGGTACGGCAGCAGGGGCTGGTCGTTCATCAGGCTCTTGATGCCGGTCAGGGACTGGCTGAGGATGTAGCCGGTGTCGTTCTTCTGGCTCGCCACCGGCTGCCATGCCGTGTCCCCGAAGAGCTTGTCGAAGGGGTCATTGGGGTTGTACCCCGGTGTGGTGTTGTACGGGTCCGTGTAGACCGTTCCGGCCGCCGTGGCTCCCGGGGTGTCCGTGGTCGTTCCGCCGCCCGCAGAACCGTCCCCCATGCCCAGCGTGCCGTAGTCGATCCGGGGGATCAGGGCGCCGGTGTCCCAGTACGAGGCACCGATGGCCTCGATCGAGGCGAACGTGCCCGTACGGTGCGCCCCCACCGTGTGCTTGCCGTCGCCGATGCTCATCTCGACGTGGTGGGGCGGGGAGCCCTTGAAGAGCAGTGCGCCCGGGGTCTTCATGGCGACGGCCACCGAGACCTTGCGGCAGAACGGGAGCTGGGTCGTGGTGGTGCGGGGGAAGTTGTACAGGCCGCCGAGCGCCCGTAGTACAACCGCCTGGATGAACGAGGAGCAGTCCAGACCGGGCGGAGGGTTCTTCGAGATGACCGCGAGCTGGGTCCCGCCGTACTTCTGGGTGTACGGGATGCTCGGGTAGGTCGTGACGAGGTCCTTGGCGACCTGGATGAGCTGCTTGTTGGTCGCGGTGCCAGTGGCTCCGGCGGAGGGCTTGCCCGAGGTGACGATGTCCGAGGTGCCCCCGGACTTCGACATGTCGTTGACCATGGCCGTCGCGGCGGGCTGGTGCTTGGCGTAGGCGTCCGGGTAGGCCGACCGCTGGACCTTCTGGCAGACGACGCCGAGCGACATCTTGGCGCGGTTGCTGATGTTGAACAGGGTCTGGAAGAACTTCTTCGCGGCGTACGTCGGGTCCATGCACTGGGACTTGGTGCCCCAGCCCTGGGAGGGGCGCTGCTGGAACAGGCCGACGGAGTCCAGGTCGCCGTGATCCAGGTTGACGAGGCCGGACTCCTGCATGGCCGTCATGATCGCGCAGATCTGATCGTTCTTGGTCGCACCCATGGAACGGCCCGCGTTGTAGATCTTGACCGCGTTGGTGAGCTGGTCCTTGGAGTTGTAGCCGCCGTAGGTGCCCTTGAGGCCCGTGGTGTCGGCCACCTCTCCCCCGGTGGTCCCGCCGGTCGTCCCGGCGCCGCCGAGGGACTGGAAGAACTGCTGGGCGAGGTCGTCGGACTCCTGGGCGCTCTTGTCGACCTGCTGAGCGATCTTGTAGGCGACTTTGAACCAGTCGTCCGGGATCTTGGCGATGTGGACCTTGGACTCCGGCCAGCCGACGACCTCCTTGAGCACGGTCAGCACGACGTTGGTCATACCGCCGTCGTTCGTCTGGCCGGTCCCCGCAGCGGCGGACAGAGAGTTCATGATCATCTGCTGCGTGTAGGCCGACTCCGGGTCCCAGTACCAGTACTGGAGCCGCTTCAGGGAGCACGAGGCCGTGAGCTGAACGTTGCGCGGCCACGCGGTCATCAGCGGGACCTGGTTGAGATACCCGGTGAACACCCGCAGCCAGGTCACCCGCTTCATGAGCACGGTGATCCGGTCGTTCGGAGTGAAGACCTGGTCGTACTTCCTGCGCGGGTTGAGCAGCGAGAACTGGAAGTCGGACACCCCGTCCACGCGCCGGGTGAGCTGACCGGAGATCAAGTCTTCCGAGACGTCCAGGGTCTGCACCTTGCGGTTGCCCTGGGGGTTCCCGCCGGTCTCGATGTAGACCTTGATCTGCGGCGCGTAGATGAAGCTACCCACGTCAGTTCCTCACCGGTCCCGTAGGGATGATCGAACTCGGGCCCTGGCCGGGCAGGTACGGCACGCCGCCCCACTCCGTGTCCACGTCACCGGCGTCGGATCCCCCGCTCGTCCCGTTGTTGATGATGTCCTGGATGTCCTGGATCGACGTGACCTGGTCGAACGTACCTGCGGCCGGGATCTGGTCCCCGGAGAGCTGGACGCCGTTCGGGTAGAAGTACGCGAGCTGCGGAGAGGCCTCCAGCGCGTTCTTCTGGAAGACGAAGAAGGACACCCAGTCGTACGAGCCTGGGGTGTCCCCCAGGGACTGGTCCACGTGCGTCTCGAAGACCACCTGGGGCGTCCAGACCATCGAGCCGACGTGGTCTCCCCACTCGATCCCGGACGTGGGCACGCCCCAGCGCTGGAAGGACCGCGCGGCACAGACGACCTTCATCGTCGGGAAGGACGAGACGCTCAGGGAGGGGTCCTGGATGCGCTTGACGTAGTCACCGAGGAAGTTCGAGAAGGCCGTGCGCTCCGCGTACCCCTTGATGATCGGGGTGACCGAGAAGGGGATCGAGGAGACCTGGTGCGGGTAGTACGCCCGCCGGGTCCGCGCCTGTGCCTCCTCGGCAACCATGCGCGACCCGTAGGCAATCTCCTGGGCCCTGATCTGGAATGCGTACGTCTTCCCGCTGTACGAATAGCTCAGGGTGCAGTTCAGTCCGGCCCTTGCCACTACAGCCCCTCGTCGTAATTGACCACTGGCTGCTGCGGATTGTCCGGAGCGAAGGTGGGCACGGCAATTCGGTCGTAGTCGGCCTGGGACATGTCGAAAGCGATTCCGCCGGTCGTGAAGCAGAATCCGTCCATGGGGATGATGGCCGGGTTGTCGTCGGTCAGGGGCTGCGGAAGAGAAACGGGAACATCCGCACCCCAGTGCACGGGCTCGGTCATTGCGTGTCCTCCCGGTCCAGGGTCGTGTCAGGCGTTGCATCCGAGTGGCTGCTCTTGAATTCCTTCTCCCACTCGGCACTGGGAGTAGAACCACCGTTGTACGCGGTGAATTTCCACCCGATGCCCTGCGAGATGCGGGAGATGTAAGCGTCGACAGCCTTCGCCTTCGCCTGGTCCAGAACGCCATTGGACGTACCGGCCTTGGTGAGATCGGTGGTGCCCTCCTGGACCGGGAAGAGGACCAGTACGTACTGGTAGTTCGATCGTCCCACACGGTGCACCACACCGGCCGAACCGTCCCCGGCGGGATCGATGACGGCCTTGATGTAGCACTGGAAGCGCAGGCCCTTCGGGGAATACACGAAGGTCGCTGGTTTCAGGAAGAACGAGCCCTTGCCGGAGGACGAGCCCGGGGTGTTGGCGCCCGCGCTCTGGAGCATCTGGAAGGACTGGATGCGCTGGAAGAAGTCGATGGCCATCTTCCAGGACACGCCGTCGTGCTCGGCCCCGTTCTTGCCCTTCCCCATGGAGTGGGACTCCCCGATGGAGCCCCGGATCGTGACGTCCGAGATCGAGGTGCCCAGCACCTGGATCACACGGCCGCCGACCGTGTTGGTCACTGACGTGTGCACCGTGACGTTGTAGTCGATCGACTCGGGGTCAATCCGGAAGGTCAGGCCGGGACCTCCGGCGAACCCCAGCGTGGCCAGTCCCATACGTCACCTGTTCGCGTTCCAGTTGTAGTAGTTCAGGGGCGGGGCGCCCTCTCCGTTCGCCCCGGCGATGCCGGTCGCCGACGAGATCTTGAAGAGCTGCTTGGCGGTGTCGGACAGGTCGACGACGACCTTGCCGTTCGCCCCCGCGCCTGTACCTGTCGCGGTCTTGCTCGGGTGGTCCTTCTGCCACTTGGTGAGCGACTCCCCGGACGTGTCCTTGGACTTGGAGGCCTCCGAGGTCCAGTTGGCACCCGCGTTGACCGAACCGGCCCCCAGGAGGTCGGAGACGGTCTTGCCCTTGTTCTTCCCGGAGACGATCTTCGCCTGGCCCGAGGAGACCTCGGTCGCGTGGTTCTTGACCGCGTCCTGGAGGGAGACCACCCTTTCGCCCTTGGACGTGTGGACGATGACCTTCGTCTCATCGTCGTCCTTGACCGTGGTGAGCAGGTTCTCCAGGACCGGGTTGCGCTGACCGCTCTTGGAGACCTGGTCCTTGTAGGCCTTCATGGCCTTGGAGTCGCCCTTGGACGTACCGACGTCGTCCACGATCCCGGCGGTCACCGTTTCGAGGAGGGCTCCGCCGATCTTCGCTCCGATGGAAGAGCCGTCGCTCTTCTTCGTCGTGAATCCCTTGATGAATCCGGAGCGGTCCGACTGCTTGGAGGCAGCACTCGCGGACATCGGCTTGTTGGCCTTCGCGGTCTTCTGGGCATTCGCCAGATCGCCGTTCTGACCCGCCATGAGAGTGAAGGCGTACGCCAGCGCCTTCTGGGGATCGTCCGTCTGCACCACGCCGAATGCGGCGAGCTGCTGCTGAATGACGGAGATGTTGTGGTTCGGGAATGCCGTGAGGAATTCCGGGACGATGGAGAGAGCCGCGTCGGAGTCGAGCGTCCCCCCGAGCGCCTGGGCCTTCTGCTTGACCCAGTTCACCTCGTCCTGGGTGAAGATCTGGCTGAGGGTGGAGAGGTTCTGCCCGGCACGGGCCTGAGCCGCAGCGAGCGGGCTCGTGCTCTGCATGGCGGTGTACTGGTTGTACGTCATTCCCATCTGGGAGGACGCCATGTACGTGTACTGCTGGCTCATCTGGCCGGAGACGTCGATGTCCTGGTACGAGCGACCCAGAGAGGTCTTGCCCATCTGGAGGTTGGCCGCCGTGGAGATCGAGCCCGCGCCGTAGCCCGCCGACTCGCCCTGGCCCACGAGGTTCATGAGCTGCTTGCGGGCCATCTGGGCGTTGACGCCCGCCTTGCCCGCCGTGTCGGAGACGTCCTTCAGGGCTCCCTGGAGCCCCTTGAGGGACAGCGTGGAGTTCTTCGAGACCTGCTCCAGCTCCTGGAGGGACTCGGAGACGGAGGCGCCGTACGACGTCTTGCCGTGGTAGACGAAGTTCAGCGCGTCCTGGCGTCCGCCCTGCCGGGAGAACTGGTTCTTGACGACGCCGTTGTACCCGAGCCGAGTGACGCCCTTGAAGGCCTGACGGGCCTCCTGGTCGCTGAACATGGCGGAGGTGGAGGCGACGTACGCCTCCTCGTGCATCCGCTCGCCGAAGCCGGAGAAGTTCGAGCCACCGTTGACGTTCTGGTAGTACTCGTTCTTGTTCCGCTGGCTCTTGACCTCGGCGAAGCCCTTGTCCACCAGGTCGAGGCCGGGGACGGTACGGCGCAGCCAGCCACCTATGCCAGAACTCATGCCCCAGAGGTGACCACCGCCTCCTCCTCCACCACCACCGCCTCCGCCATGACCTCCACCCCCATGGCCTCCACCGGAGCCGCCGCCCGATCCTGAGCCGTACGGCCCGTAGGGGCCATAGGGGCCGTGAGGGGATCCGGGGCCGCCGAAGTACAGCGGGTTGGGCGGCATACCGGCGGGACCCATGCCGTACGGGCCCATGCCGAGCTGACCACCGCCACCTCCACCGCCGGAGCCGCCTCCGCCGTTCCCTCCGCCGCCCTGGCCCCCTCCATTGTTGTTCCCCTGCCCGCTGCGGTAGTACGGGGACCAGGCGCCGAAGAAGGCCTGGTTCATGTTCCGGCTCGTCTGGGCCAGCGTGCGCTTGGTCAGGTTCTGGAGGGTCGACATGGCACCCGCGCCGGAGGTCGGCAGGTTGTTCGCCATGGTCTGCCCGGCGGTGGGGATCCCCCATACCGCGCGGAAGTTCGAGGAGGGCCCTGCGGGAGCGTTGGAGCCACCCGAGGGCGGCTGGGTACCCGGAACCGGCCCCGGGCCGGGAGCGGGCGCCTGAGGGCTTCCGGGGACGGTCGTGCTCGACGGGCCCTGGGGGCCGACCGTGAAGACGCCGTTGGTCCCCTGGGTGGCCCTGAGGGTCTGCTGCGTGGTCTGTCCGGCCGTGGGGGCACCGGGACCCATGGACTGCCGGGCCCGGTAGGCGTTCGAGGAACCGCTGCCCGTGCTGAAGGTCTGGGCCGCGTGCAGGGACTGCCGGGTCGTGTCCAGCAGGTCGTTCATGACCCGGTTGGTGTTCTGCTGGCCCTGGACCATCAGCGAGAAGAGGCGTCCCAGGTCGTATCCGCCCGTGACGCCGCTGTCCGGCTCACCAGGAGTACTCATGTCCACTCCGCATCAGGGTCGGGCTCGGGGAGAGCGAACTCCTTCGGGGGCTCCAGGGCGTGCGCCAGGGGGATGTCGGGACCGTCGTCCTCCCGGTCCACCTGGACGGCCCCCGGGCCCTCCAGAGGGGCTCCTGAGACCGTGACCGCGTTGTCCCCGAGCAGGCTCTCCAGAAGGGCCATCTCGTCCATGTCGGGTGTCCCGAACTCGACCTCGGAGTAGTCCAGGTCGGTGTCCGCGTCCCCGTCGGAAGACCCGGCGGATTCGTCGGGCTGGAAGTGCTCCTTGAAGAGGATCTTCTCCTCGTACTCGCCGGAGGCAACCAGGGAGCCCTTGACGAGAGTCGAGATCAGGTTCGCCTGGAACTCCAGGCGCCTGCTCTCCTTCTCCTCCGCCAGACGGCCGTCCTCGAAGCGCAGGTACTCCAGACCGAGTGTCTGTACTGCGGACAGACACTCGCCCTTCAGGAGCCCCCGGGCCTCGGCCAGCCTCAGATGTCGTTCAACGAAGGAGTCGAGCCCTCGGGGGCTGATGCTTTTCCCATGGCCTCCACCACCTGGACGGCCAGGTCCTCCAGCGTCAGGTACTCGTTGAAGACCCGGTTCACCGTCGGGGAGAACCAGTTCTCCATGACGTAGCTGAAGCGCTGAAGACCCCACTCGTACGCCTTGCGGGACTCGCCGATCGGGATCGGCAGCTCCTCGCCGTCCACGTGGATGACGCACATGGCCGCGATGGCACAGGCGTACGCGCGGTCCGCGCCCATCGTGTCCGAGTACTTCTGGATGATCTGGGCCACGGCCAGCTTCTCGCCGTCGCGGAGGGTCCGGATGATGAAGCGGTGGCCCACCCAGTCGAACTCGGTCTGGAGGGCTCCGACGTACGCGAGACCCATGAAGGGCTCGGCGTACTTCGGGTCGAACGAGGGCAGCAGGTTGCCCTCCTCATCGCGGAGGGTTCCCGGCTCGTCCTCGGGCTCCTTCGGCCCCAGCAGTGTGGGATCGAAGGACTTGGCCTGCTGCGTGCTCATCTCGTCCGTCCTACTTGTTCAGGGCCGAGGTGTGGGTGTACGCCACGGTGATGCCCTTGGTCACGGCCAGCGAGCCGACCGTGATGGTGTCGCCGTCGTTGATGTCCACCACGGTGCAGTTGTGGTAGTTCTTCCCGCGCCACGCCCCCGGGTTGTTCTGGGTGCCAGGCGGCTTGATGACCGTCTGGCAGGTGACGTAGTTCGGGTCGTTCGCGAGCACCTGGAAGATGTCCACGATGTTCTTGGTCCCCGCGAGGCCGGAGAGCTGCTCCCACACGTAGGTGTTCCACAGCTCCCGGATCGTGAGCATGAGCGTTCCGCCCTGAAGGACACGGGACGTCGCGATCTCTACCGGGTGGCTTGCCCCCAGAGGGTGGATGAACTGGTACGGCTGCCCGAGGTCCGAGAACGCTCGCTGGCCGGAGTCTTCCACCCCCTCGCAAAAGGCGATGGCCTTGCCCTTGTAGTAGAAGGTCGTGTAGCCCGATCCGACTACGCGGACTTTGGTCTGGGGCATCTGCCTCTCCTCGTCAGCCCGTGGTCTCGGTGTCGTCCGTGGTCGTGCTGACCTGGCCCGACGTCAGATCGATCGCGAACGTCACGGTGATGTAGTTGAGCGGGACGGCAGGCTGGTAGGCGAACTGCGCCTCGATCACGGAGGGGTCCCCGCTCGGGAGGGTCTGCTGCCGGACGGCCACCGAGCCGTAGTCGTTGATCACGTTGTCCGTGATCGCCTGCTCCAGGATGCCCGTGAGGGCGCCCTTGACCTTGGTGGTCATGTCGGCATCGATCGGCTGGCCGATGAGCCCTGCCGCGTCCATGCCCGTCTGGACCGACTCGAACAGGACGTCCCCGATACGCACGAGGGAGATCTCCCGAGTGGTGAGGGCCGACATGTCCGTGGTGAGGCCGTGGCGGATCTGGAGGGCGCCTCCGAAGGACTTCTCCAGGACGCACACACCGGCCTTGGAGAGGGAGTTCTTGAAGGTGTTCGTCTGGATCTGCGCGAGAGCCGGAGGAAGGCCGTTGAAGCCCGTCACCGAGACCTTCGTCAGACCGCGCTCCACCGCGCCCCCGGCGAGCTGACCGGCCATGGCCGCAGCCAGGTAGTAGCCGGAGACCACCGTGGTCTGCGCCAGGCGCGTGTTGTAGAAGCTGAGCTGGTTCGGGTAGGCCAGCACCGTGCGCTTCGAGTGGATCGTGGTGGCCAGCGCGTCGAAGTTGGTCGTGGCGCTGTCGTAGTTCGTCTCGACGCCGACGAACATGATCCGGCCGTAGCCGTCGTCCGCCGCACTGACCGCGTGGTTGTTGGCGTCCTGGATGAGCGCGAGGACCGCTGCGGCGCTGTGCGCGTCCGCCGGGTCACCGGTGTCCTCCGGGGAGCCGTCCACGAAGAGCGGGACGATCAGGGCCGCCCGGTAGTCGGCGACGATCTTCGCGTAGGCCGCGAGGAACTGTTCCTTGATCGTGCCGTCGGCCGGATTGGTGGCCACGGCCAGCACCGAGGATGCGCCGTTCGCCATGGCGAGCTGGGCCGCCAGGGTGAGCGGGCAGACCACCTGGGAGGCGTTCGGGTTGGCCGGAGCCGTACCCGTGACCGCCGCGCCGTAGGTGGCCGCGATCATCGCCGGGTCGGTGAAGCTCTGCGGCGCGTAGTAGTTCGTGTCGGCGTAGTTGTACGTCACGAACACCACGTCGCCGTCAACGAGGCCGTGGGGCGACGGGTCGGACGGTGTCTCGGACGTGCCGAGGCGCTTGATGTACGTCACGGCGTTGGCCGCGCCGCCTCCGGCAGAGGCATCCACCACGAACGCGTAGTCGACACCGGGGGTCATGGTGACACCGGACACGTCCTTGACGACCGGAGCACCGATCGCAGGAGGTCCGGTGACGGCCGTGACGAAGATGCCGCGCTTGGCCAGAGCAGTGTTGCTGTTCCAGTAGACCTGGACCTGCTCGGTGTTCGTCTGGTAACCGATCGCCGGACCGATCACCGTCACGACGTTCGTGGTGATGGTGGTCGGTGTGACCACCGGCTGGGACGTGTCTTGTACGTACACGCCCGGCGGGACGTAACTGGTGAAGTCAGGCAAGGTTTTCCACCCCTCCGGGACCGGTGGCTAGATCGGGCTTCCACCCCTTCCGAGGTGCGGCCCCTCGAAGGACAGCAATCAGTGCCAGTCGGTGGGACCGGTGCCGGTGATCGGATCCTCGAAGTCGTCGCCGGGAAGCTCCTCGTGCATGGTCACGATGATCGCCGAGAGCGGGACGAGCGTGCCGGTCTCCGGGTCGGGGACGAACTCCCCGATGATCTCCAGATTCAGCGACCGCTCGTACATCATCTCGTCGGTGCCCCAGGGGGTGCCGGGAGCTGCCGCGTTCCCCCGGATCTCGATCTTGTCCGTCTGGAGGTTGGCCGCGATCAGGTCGTTGTTCGAGATGTAGTACCGGAACCGGCCGACGACCGAGTCCTCCTCGCCGAAGGCCACCACCCGGACCATCTGGTCGAAGAGCCGGTCACGCTCCAGTGAGTTCAGAGCGATCACGGTCAGCGAGATGTACCCCTGGAAGCGCCAGCGGGTGAACGGGGCCACCGTGGTGCCCGTGGAGCTGACGGTCTCCCGGTGGGAGATACCCGCCTTCAGGAGGGGCTGTGTGTCGTCGTAGTCGACCCAGATCGCCGGGTAGTCCTGCTTCTCGACCGGGTAGTCCGGGTCGACGTGGGTCTCCCGGAACTCAGGCAGCGGGAAGGAGCCGTCGAAGGTCTCCTTGAGAGCCTCGGCGAGGATCGTCTTGAGGGGAGTGATGTACATCAGGGCACCTTGATCTGGTTGCGCCAGTTCCCGTCGCACAGGTACACGCGGGTCGGCATGATCCCATTCCACTGGGCGGCCAGGGTGACCGCGTTGTTCAGGAACAATCGCGGTGCGGTCCCCGGATGGCGCCAGCGGACACCCCCGTTGCCCCGGGCGATCTGGCCTCCCTGGCGGCCGGGCGTCGTACGGGGGTTGGCCGCCTCCCGGACTCCGATGCGGCCGGGAGCACCCGGGTACGAGGCGGGCTTGTCGGAGATCACGATGCGGGCGCCGGTGACCTTGTCCCGTCCGTACTTCGTGATCCGCTGGCCGATGGCCGCCGCCTTACGGAAGATCAGGATCTGGGTCTGGCCGGACATGGTGACGCGCACCTTGGCCTTGGGGTTCTTGGCCCGCTCCGAACCGGTGGGGTCGTTGATCCACATCGGGATCACCTTCCCCGCCAGACTGCGCATGGTGAACGGCCGGATGCCGTGGTCCTGGAAGAAGACGTAGGAGTCCAGCCAGGACAACCCAAAGAACCCCTTCCCGTAGAGCGGCTGCAACCTTGCCGCAGATGCTCCACTCATCTTGGGCATTTTCCTACGACATTCGCGTACCGCAGCGAGCGCACAGGCCCGAGCCCTGTTCGGCTTGAGCCCAGGAATCACCATGATGATCCGATCAGGTGTCTCAGCAAGCCTCATCTCGGCTGTTTCGAGGAGAATCCTGACCACCCCATTCCTTGGTATGTTTGGGCTCATGCCCCGTAGAGCAGTACCTATCGAGGACCGGTTCTGGTCCAAGGTCGACAAGAACGGTCCGATTCCGGCTCATCGGCCAGACCTCGGGCCCTGCTGGTCCTGGACCGGATCCCGTCACATTCCGCCCATTCTCCCCTACGGGAAATTCTGGGACGGCACCTACACCGAATCCGGGAACCCCCGGATGATCGGAGCACACATCTGGGCCTTCAAGCACTTCGTGGAGGACCTGGGAGACCTCTGGGTTCTCCACCACTGCGACGCTCCTTTTTGTGTCCGCTATGAAGGCCACCTCTTCTCAGGAAGCCCCTCCGACAACAACCAGGACACGGCCGACAAGCTCCGACGCCCTCATGGATCCGCCCACCATTCCTCGAAGTTGACGGAGGAAATCGTCCAGAAGATCAGATCTTCCAGCCTCAGCCGGGCAGCTCTGGCCGAGCACCATGACCTGGCCTGGAGCACCATCAACAAGATCATTGGACGGAAGATCTGGAAGCACGTCTGACCTACCAGTCCTCGTCCTCGCCGTACCCGTGGTCTTCGCCCTCTTCGCCGTGGATCCGGTCGTGGTAGTAGCTCTGGAGGTGCTGGGGCATCTCCTCTTCGCCCTGGGTGTCGAAGCCGTGCTTCGAGCGCACGTCGTCCAGGTTGTTGCCCCGGTTGGCGCCGTTCTCCCAGTGCGGGTCTTCCTCCACGGGTCCGCGCGGAGAGACCTTGTAGACGTGCGGGACGCCCTCCTGGTCGTCGGCCGCCCTCTCCGCGTAGTTCCATGCCGACTGCTTGCCGGTGGCGTACGCGTAGCCCCTGGCGTGCGTCCCGGTCCCGAAGTTGCCCCTGCTGCCGTGGTTCGGGTGGATGCGTTCCAGGTCCTCCACTGTGGTGCCGTGGTAGTACTCCGGCGCCGGGTGCTCCTCGGTGGAGGACTGGTCGTGAACGTGGACCGGCACGTCTCCGTGGCCCGTCTCCTGGAGCGCCTTCAGGAGGTGCTCGTGGGGGTGTGCGTCGTCCGGGTGCGTGTCCGTACCGGAGGTGTGGTGGTAGATGTTCTCGCCCTCGTCGGTGACGTTCAGGCCGAGCTGACCGTGCCGCTCCGGGCTGTACCCGTGCTGCTTGATGGAGTCCGCCATGCGACTCACGTGCTCACGCTGGAGGGGCGCGTGGTAGTCGTTCTCCATCTCCGAGGGGTGGATGTGCTCCACGGAGTTCCGGGGCTCCCAGGCGGCCGTACGGCGGACCGCCGTCCTCCACAGCAGGCTCATTACCAGTCCTTCCCGTACGTCGGCTCCGGGAAGCCGTGCTTGTCCGCGTTGTAGTAGTAGCCGTGGACCGAGTCGTCCCCACGCATGAGGGCTGCGCCCACACGGTGATGGCCGTCGTCCACGTACAGATTCCCCTGGTGCCGCACGAAGCGCGGCAGGTTCTCCGGGTTGGGGTGGTGCTCGCCAGAGAGGTACTTCTGCACGCCGGGCACCGTGACGTGGCTCTGGGTGGCGTAGACCGGACGCCCCTTGATGCTGACCTTGCCCACCTGGGACATGCCCCGCAGTTCCTTGCCGGAGTGGCCCAGGAGGTGGTCCATCAGCTCATCGTTGAGGTGATGCGGTCGGTCGCCCTCGTCGGACAGGCCGTGGCCACTCACAAAGCCCGCGTAGCCAGCCGTCTCCACCGGGATCGTCTGGGGGTGGGTCGCCTTGGGCTCGGCAGAGTCCTGCTCCCAGGCGCTGAAGCGCCGCATGTGCTGGTTCAGCTCGTTCTCGTGCAGCACCACGCCGGGGGTGTGGGTCTTGCCGAGCATGAGATCCGCCGCGACCCGGTGGTGCCCGTCGGCGACCTCCAGGTCCCCGTTGTTCCGCCGTACGAAGCGGGTGTGGTTCTCCAGCTTCCGGTTCTGGACCGAGTCGTGGTCCATCTCCAGGCCGGATCCCTCCCCGTCCTCGTCTCCGTCCCAGTGCGGGTCGTAGTCGGGATCACCCGTGGCATGCGATTCCGACCAGGGCGTCTTCTTGCCCGGGTGGAAGATGTTGTGGGCCACCCGGTCCGGATCCACGTAGTTCTGGGTGGCGTGCACGCCCTGCGAGATATCCACCTGCTCGGGCTTCTTTCCGGCCCAGGTCTGGTGGTCCATGATGGCGCGGGTCTGCGGGATCGAGTAGTGACCCTGCCGGTCGTGGGCGGCCGAGGCGAAGCCGTACTCCCTGGGGTCCATCGTCCCGTTCGTGACGTGGCCCAGCAGCGTCTTGGCGACAGAGCGGGCATGCTCCGGCGGGATCCCGTGGGTCTGGGAGATCTGCTGGACGTACCGGTTTCCCCGCTCAGGCAGGGTTTCGCCTTTTGGGCGCAACTCCTCCTCGTAGTCGTGGTCCACGTCGTTGTTGAACCAGGCCATGGCCTCACGGCTCATGGTGTCTTCGTCCCAGACGCGACCCTGGATGTGAGGCTTCTTCAGCAGCAGTGCGGCGGCCACCTGGTGGTGCCCGTCGGCCACGTGGAGCTGGCCGTTCTTCCGGTAGAACCTCGGGACCTTGCTGGCCTCGTCGGCTCCTACGTTCTCCGCACGTTCGGCGTGGTCGTGGGTGTCCGGGTCGACGTCGGGATCCCCGAGCCCCTTGGTGCCCTCCTGGCCGGGCCATTCCGTGGGAGGGAGCTTCCCGGGGTGGAAGAGGTTGTGAGCCACGAGACTGGCTCCCACGCCGTCCTGAGTGGCGTGGACGGGACCTCGCAGAGGGACGTCCGTGACGGGGATCTTGTGCCAGTTCTCGTGCTCGTTCAGCGGGTGATCGTCGCTCCAGGGGAGTACGTCGTTGCCCTCGGAATCCTGGCGGGGAGAAGAGGCGAAACCCGCGTCCTTGGCATTGATCTGACCGATCTTGTGCCGGGACAAGGACTGGTAGACAGGTCGCAGTGCGATACCCGCCTGGTAGTCCTTCACGCCGTGGGCGTCCATGATCTGCTGACGGTGCCGCTTCATCGCGGCCATGTCGGCCGTGTTCCGGGCCTTGTACCACTCCGCCGCAGCGGTGCGGACCCACAGAAGGGACATCTGGTTCTCTCCTAGGCGAGGTCGTCAACGGGGATGAGCGGCGACCGGATGATCTCGTACTGCGCGAAGGACAGCGGCTCCGGCGACGTGACGTTCAGGATCTGGATCACGTCCTCCTCGACCGGAGGGATCAGGTACGCCACCGTGTTGGGGTCCTCCAGGGATGCCCGCGCGTGGTTGTACCCGATGGCCATCGAGCGCTGGTACGGCGTCGCGAAGCCCGTGCGGAGGGTCACGCGCTTCGGCACCCGCAGGAAGAACCGGTGCCCCGTGGACCGGAAGCAGTAGTCCCCTGTGCGTACGCGGAAGTCCGGAGTGGACTCCAGGTCGAGCTGGTCGGGCGCCACGACGCCTCGCTGCTGCATCTGGAGGTTCTCGTCAGAGTCCGAGAAGATCGCCGGTCGCACGATGATCGCGCGGAAGCCGCCCTCGAAGGTCGTGTTGTAGCAGTCCGGGCACTTGGTGCGCTCGCCCTGCTTGTACGCGTTGGCGTACCGGGAGCCGACGTAGCACGTCTGGCACCGGCCGACGAGGCCCTTCTCGAAGTCGTCCAGGTGCCACATCAGGCAGAACATCGTCCACTCGCCGATCGTGTAGAGCGCCTGAAGGTGTCTCTGGCGCTCCTGGTCGACGGCCCAGCGCTGGGCCTGGCGGACGTAGTACGGCTGATGGGTGACCCGGGAGGCCGGGAGGACCGGGGTGGGCTGCGGGATACCGAGGGGCACGGGTCCTCCTAGGCCGTCGTGGTGTCGGTGATCAGGCCGAGGCTCACCAGGGCCGCCAGAAGGCTCGTGAAGGCCGCTCCGGATGCCTTGGAGCCGGTCACGGTCGGCCTGCCGATGGCCGCAGCACCGAAGAAGCCAGCCGTGTTCGTGGCGCCGTCCAGCACGTGCTTGGCCGAGCCGTACAGGGCGTCCACGAACTCGACCTTGCCCGCGACCTGCATATTCTGGGCCTCGGCCGAGAAGCGGATGTAGCTGCGCTGGGTCCCGGTGAAGTCTCCGGCCGACCAGTTCGACAGAACCATGTCGACCCCGGCGGCCTCGAAGTCCAGGCCCGCTCCCCCGCGCCGGAGCCGGTACGCCTTGCTGGTGCCCTGGAGGACCAGGTCTCCGGTCAGGGTGCCGCCCGCGAGGGGCAGGTAGGTGCCCAGGGCGGCCGTGAGGCCGGTCACCTGGCTCTGGGCCACCGTGATGGGGTCCGAGCCCGCAGAGGCGTGCGTGGCAGCGTGAGCGGTCGGCGTACGGGCGTTGGTGAGGCGACTGTCGTTGCCCTGGGTCACGGTGCCCGCCGTGGTGCCGAAGGCGGCCGTGGCGATGGCGGTCAGACCGAGGTTCGTCCGGGCCGTGGCGGGGGTCTGGACGTCCGAGAGGTTCGCGGTCTTGGCGAGCTTCGCCGTGTCCGCGTACGCACGGTCCCCATGAGGGTCCGTGGCGGCCGTGTGCGTCCCGATGGCAGCCGTGGCGAAGGCGCGGTCCCCGTGCGGGTCGGAAGCCGCCACGTGGGCCGTCACGGCGTTCACAGGGGCATCCCCGGCTGCCACGTCGGCAGAGGTGGTACCGACCGCTCTGACGGCCGCAGAACCCAGACCCAGGCTCGCCCTGGCCACCGTGGCCGACTGGAGGTCGGAGAGGTTGGCGCTCTTGGCGAGCTTGCTCCCGTCCGCATAGGCGCGGTCGCCGTGGGGGTCCGAGGCCGCTACGTGAGCCGTGATGGCCACAGAGGGCGCGTCCCCGGCGGCCACGGTGCTGTTCGTGGTGCCGACCGACCGAGTGGCCGCGTTGCCCAGACTGAGGGCTGCACGGGCCGCAGCGGGGTTGCTCAGGTCCGAGAGGTTGTTGACCACCAGGAGGCGGCCGGACTCCACGGTGGTGACGCGTCCGGCGAGGGCCGTCCCGTCGTCCTGGGGGTAGGCATCCACGTCGGCCGAGTCCAGGACTACTGCGCCCACATGACCGTTGACGGAAGTGACCGCCGAGGAACCGGGTGCGAGGAACTGCCCGGTCTGGGCGTACAGCGGAGTCAGATCTCCAGCACGGTTCTTGGCCCACACGGTGGTCGCACCGTCGGGCCCCTTGAATTCGGGGACCAGGCAGTCGGCCCCGATGTCCAGGGTCGAATCCGTGGGGGTTCCGTCCGGCTCCTGAATGCTCGCCAGAGTCGTACCGCCCGCGTCGGCATAGATCGTGAGGGTCTCCCCCTGCGGGGAGTACAGCGGGGTACCCGGAGCGCCGTAGCGGAAGACCAGGCGGTCCTGAGGGAACACATAGCGGGCCACGTCGCCTCCGGGGAAGGGGATCCTTTCACCCCTTCACCGGCCTGGCGACTGTGTGGACAGGTCTAGCTGTTCGGCACCGCAACGATCGAGGACGCCGAGAACACGGCGGTCTTCGTGCTTGCCGGGATCTGACCGAACTGACCGTCGGACAAGACCACGACGTCTCCCGCCTGATACCGGTTCCCGTTGGGGAGCACGACGTCCACCAGTCCGGTCTTGATCGTGACGCTGTAGGCCATGGGGACCACCTCCACCCTTTCCTGGGTGTCTCTGGACATGCGACAGGCCCCCGTCCACGCGTTCTAGCGTGCCGGGGGCCCATCGTTAGCCAGTGGTTTTTAAAATCCCTCTCGCCACTGGTGCCGGATCAGTTGGAGGGACCAACCTCACCGCCTTTATGCCCTGACGCTATCAGGATCAGTAGAAACGAGTCCAGTACCTCGGGCGCGCGGCCACGGAGCCCGCCATACGGGTCGGTCCGTACCGGCCGTAGACACCACCGGAGATCAGCACCGCCGGACGGCCAAGACCCATGGATGCGATCTTGAAGACGTCGAGCTGGCTCTTGGCCGCCGCCTCCTCCTCCATGAGCACGTCCCGCCACCGCTGGGTGTAGTCGCGCCGGTCCAGCCGGGAGACGTCGCCCGAGCCCATGAAGGTCGGCTGCTCGGTGTAGGAGCGGATCAGGTGCTTGAGGGTCTCGATCCACGTGAGGGTGCCGAGCAGCGGGCCCCACTGGGCCACCGGGAACTGGGCTCCCCCGACCCCGTCCAGGGTGTAGGTCTGGAAAGGCTGAGCCATCGTGTTCATGCGGCCCAGGGCGATGAACATCAGCTCGGCGATCCGGCCGCGCCCGTACTTCGACTGCACGTACGTGGTGAGGTTCGGGCCACCGCCCGGGGAGTCGATCGTGTCGGCCAGCCGGAGCACGGTCTGCTCCACGAGGTCCTTGAAGGACTCCGGCAGGTAGTCGTACGACGGGGCGGCCGGACCGATCTCGATCCCGGACTCCACGTACTCCTGGCTGCCCAGGACCGAGTAGGTCCACGTGAGGGTGTACGGCCCCGGTACGGACGTCTCCGCGCTCGCGAAGGACACCTCGTACTCGCCGGTGCCCGGGTGATCGGCAGGCCGCGTGAAGACCTGGTTGCCGGTCGTCTCCGAGAACATCGTCGCCTGCACGCCGTCATCGGCGTCGATGGGGACCTGGTTGCGGACGAGCTTGATCCCCACCGGATCGATGGCGTACTGGCTGACGTACTTGCGGTCGTTCCAGTACAGGGCCATGAGGACTCCTAGCGGTCCGTGCCGTTGACGAAGACGGCCATGGCGCGGACGGAGGTGAGCTTCAGATCCGCGACGTTGCTGGTCGACGTCTGGACCCGCAGGCCGATGGAGTGGGTACCGGCCGAGATGTTGCGGATACCGATCGAAGGTACCGTCTGGACCGACTTGCCGGTGCCGAAGGTGGAGGTGTTGGGCAGTGCGCTCGCGATGAACTCACCGCCGTTGCCTGTGTCCACATTCGCGTCCACGCCGTCCAGCATGCAACGGACGTTGCAGGCGTTCAGGCCCCGGCAGGAGAGGCCGATCTCTGTCGTGAGCAGACCCAGGATGGTGCCGGGCCGGTTCACGGTGAAGGTGCCGACCGTGTACGTGAGGATCGTGTTCGCGCCTGCCGTCACCTGGGGGCGCGTGGAGCCCCACCAGACCGCCGGGCCGTAGAGCATCTCGCGCCACGTGGTGCCGGTCCACATCATGTTCCGGCGGGTGTCGGTCTCCAGGATCAGCATGCCCGCCTGGCCCGCACCCCAGGCGGGGCGCGTGGTGGAGGTGCAGATCCTGACACCCGGGTAGCTGTCCAGGGTGTTGTAGTTCTGGACGAAGTCGGTCCGCAGGAACGGGTCCGACCCGTCGGGGATCTTGAGCCCCATGCGCTGGCTTGTGGTGGACATCCGCTCCCGTTCCTCTCGTGGGTCCTCACCCCTTCCCGGGTGATCCGGGAGGATCGACAGGAGGGGCTTCGGGTGCTACCAACAGAAGTGCGAGAAGCCCCGGGGATCAGGACCCGGGGCTTCTCCTTGTTCGTCTCGGGTCAGGCGACCGTGACCGAACCGGACGCGGCGGAGGTGGTCGTGGAGACCGACCCCTGTGCGCCCACGGTGGCCGTCACCGAAGCACCCGTGGTCTCACCCGTGAAGTCGTAGGTGAGCACGTTGCCCGCGACCGTGTGGGTGTGAGCGTTGGAGAGGGTGACGATGTAGTTCAGCGGAGCACCCGAGGACGGAGCGGTCCACACGCAGTGGACGGTGCCCGTCGAGGGGCTCGTGATCGTCGGGGCCGCCGGAGCGGTCGGCTTGCCGAAGGCGGCCGAGGCAGCGGAGACACCGTCCTGCACGGCACCCTCCGCAGTGACGGTGCCGGTGATCGCCGAGGCGCTGGTGACGCCGGTGAACTGCGCCGTGGTGGTTCCCGTCGGGATCGACTTGGTCTGTCCGCTGGAGAGGGTCACGGTGTAGCTCAGGATCGTGCCGCCGGAGGCCGGGGCCGTCCAGTTGACGTTGACGACGCCCGGGGTCGTGGTGCCCGAGAGGACCACCGAGGTGGGCGCTCCGGGGCGGCCCGCAGTACCCGATCCGGACTTGACCGTGCCGTCCGCGTTGTAGATCGGGTTCTGCTTCCAGTACGGGTCCAGACCACCCGGCTTGTTGACGTCGGCCTCGTCCGGGTTGTACGGCGTGACCGTGGCCGACAGGGAGCCGTAGGGGCCCGTGCCGTTCTTGTTCCGGGCCGCCACGCGGAACTGGTAGAGCTGGCCGGGCACCAGGTTGGTCACCACAGCCGAGGTGTTGCCGTCACCGATGAAGGTCGTACCGCCGGTGGAGCCCAGGATGACGTATCCGAGCACGGGGGCGGTGGAATCCGGGTCGGCCACGGTGGCCCAGGTGACCGTCACCGAGCGGGGGCCCGTGACCACGGTCGGGGTGCCGGAGGGAGCGACCGGGACGAGGGAGCTGGTCCCCGGTCCGTTCGCGCCGTTGGCGCCGATCGTGTACGAGTCCTGGGTGCCGGTCATGTTCTGGACGTAGTCCGTGCGGACCGAGCCGTCCGAGATCGGGCGGTCGGTCCAGGTGGTGTCCGCCGCGCCGGTGCCGTTGATGTACCCGACACCCTGAGCGGGCGCCCGGTAGGGCTGGGTGACACCCGGGGTCTGGGGCCAGCCCAGGAGCTGGGTGTCGATGGTCCCGCTCAGCAGCGGGGGCGGCGTGGGGACGTACGGACCGTTCGTGGCGTTGGTGCCCGAGGTGTCCGGCGTGCCGGAGACCGCCGTGTTGGGGTCCGGGGCAAGACCGGTGTCCGGGTCTCCCCCGTATCCCGCCGGAGTGGCGGTCTCCTGGTTCGAGGAACGGTCCTGGGTCCCCCGGGAAGCAGGGCCGGAGTTTCCGGACACGCCCGAGGTGTCGGTGTTGCTACCCGCGTATCCGGGCGGTGTCGTCATGGCTCTGCTCCCCTACGGGTCAGGCGTTCTTGGTGTCGTCGGTCGGCTCGACCGTGGAGGTCTTGCGAGCGGCCGTCGTCTTCTTCGCAGCGGTCTTCTTCGCCGGAGCCTTCGTCTCGGTCGGCTCCTTGTCGCCCTCAGCGGGCTCCTGGGCGTCCTTGCCGTCCGCTTCGGTCTCGGAGGTGCTCTCCGGGTCCTCAGAGGGCGTACGGGCAGTCGTGAAGGCGCCCTGGGGCTCTCCGTCACGCATGCCCGGCGCCGCACCGCCGGAGATGGTGCTCTCCTGGTACGAGGTGGCCGTGGGACCGGCCATCTGTGCGTCCGCGCCCGCGTGCGGGGCGGGCTGGCCGGTGGCGTCTCCGTCGACCACGTCCGTGGAGCGGTAGGACGGCAGGCCCGCCTCCTCGAAGACGCCGGTGGTCCCACGAATGGTCTCGTTGGCACCGCCGCCCGTCCCGGAGGTCTCCAGGGTGCCGGTCATGGCCGTGGGGTCCGGAACGAAGTCCGGGTTCTCCACGTAACCGGTGCCCGGCGGAGGGTTGCCGACCTCCGAGTCCCCGGCATAGAGCGGGTTCTCGTTGGAGGCGTCCGCGTCCACAGGGGTGTCGCCCTCGCGCACGTACGCCTTCTGGCCGGTCTCGTCACCGGTTCCGTACGGGACTCCCAGGGAGTCCCGCTTGGCGTCCTCGGGGACTTCGTCGTTCTTCTCCGTCATGCCGTGCTCCTTTACGCGCGCTCTCGCGCTCCGAGGGTGACGTGCACCCATTCCACCTTGTCCTCGGAGCCGTTGACGACCTCCGGGACGAACTGGGATGCGAGGTGCTTGTGCTGGGTGCAGAGCGGGGGAACGTCCTTGAGCTGCTTCTCCGGGACGGCCACCGCCTGCCCGCACTTTCCGGTACCCCGGGAGTCGGGACCGACGCAGAAGACGGAAACGGAGTCCCTGTTGGTCGGCTTGTCGATCGTGAGCTGCACGTCTTCCTTCGCGCCCTCCTGGCGCCGCTTGAAGGCGGCGACCTGGAGCGTGAGGGCTCCGACGACGTCCGGGTCCGACTCGTCTTCCATGATCTCGACGATCCCGCGCGACACCGCGCGGCGGAAGGCGACCGACTCCATGACCTCGGTCGGGATGAACTGGATGTCGTCCCCGTTCGGGTCGTGCAGGGCGGCCCACTCCACTGTGTGGGAGCCCTTCACATCCGAGGCGAGGACGGTGACCCCGTCCATCAGGTTGCGTGCAACGATCGCGCCGACAGGCATGGTGACTCCTCGAAAGCTGGGGTTCTCTCACCCCTTACGCGGAGTCACAGGCGATCGAACAGCAAGAAGCCCCGGCGGGGGGGGGTGCCGGGGCTTCTCTCTGCGGACTCGCGGGTGGGACTGTCGCCAGCATGCATTCCAGACCATGACAATGTCAACCCCATGTGCGATCCTTGATCCCATGAGCACTGCATCCCTGGAAGAGACCACAGAGGAAGCCGGGCCCGTCCTCGTCGATCTCGCGACGATGGATGTGCTCGGCCTGTCCGAACTGTCGAAGCGCTGGCATGTCTCGAAGCAGCGCGTCAGCGAGATCACCGAGGCCCGCTGCCCCCACTGGAAGAAGCTCGACTGCGGTCGCATCTGGCTCCTTCAAGACGTGGAGGAGTTCGAGAAGAAGTGGCGGCGCCAGACGGGAATTCACGTCACTCCCCGGAAGCGTCGGGAAGACGCTTATCCCGAGGAAGAGGCGGAATTGAAGAAGCCCCGCCGCCGCAAATAGCGGGAACAGCGAAAGGCCCCCTCCCGGATTCCCCCGGGGAAGGGGCCTTTCGCTTTGGCCCGAAGGCCGAGGATCACGCCTTGGTGATGGTGGCGATACCACGGGGGTTCAGGATGGACATGTTGACCATCTCGTCGAACACCCAGCCCTTCCAGAACGCCTCCACCATGTGGTTCTCCTCGACGTCGAGCGAGTAGAGAACCGGGAAGACGCCGAGGAAGTTCGGCTCGGGGGTGAGGAACACCTTGCCCTGGGGCACGATGATCGACCGCTGGATCTGGAACTCACCGAAGCTGGTGATGGTTTCGCCCGCGACGACCCGGTCCTTGAAGGCCCAGCCCGTCTGGTTGATGTCCCAGCGGTACAGGTCGCGGAAGTCGAACGGATTGATGAGGATGCGCGCGCTCTGAAGCTCGTGCATGTCCGTCATCGCGACGGCCGAGTACAGCGACCCCGGCGTCAGGTAGCCCGACGCCTCGGTGATGTTGTGGTTCGGCGTGACCGTGTGGTCCGGGCGCGTGGCGTAGTCCGTCAGCGCGGCCTGGAGCAGGACGAGCAGGCGGGTGTCCTCCTGCTTGAGGATCGCCTGCTTGGTCTCGTCCTGGGCCTGCTCCACCGCGTTGATGCGCAGGTAGAACAGGTCCTCCTTGCGGATGGCCGGACGCGAGGCGATGCGGAAGAACCGCACCGGCACGCGCTTGCCCTCGAACGGAGTCACACGGACTTCGCCCTCGGTGCCGCTCATGATGTACGCCTGGCCCAGGTCGTCCCAGACGTCGTACTCGACGGGGGTGCCCGGCGTGACCGGGTCCTCGACGAGGACGTTGCGGGTGATGCCCTGGTAGCGCAGCTTGAGCTGGATGGGGCCCACCATGCCGACGCCCAGACGGCGGATGCCGCTGGTCTCGTCGGAGAGGATGAGCGCCATCTTCTGGACCTTGGCCTCGTGGGAGAGCGGAGCGCTCTTCTCACGACGGGCCACGATGGACGAAACGTAGTCGTCCGACTTGCGTGCCACACGGCCCCGGAGGGACGAGGTGGCTGCGAGGGTCTGAGTCGTCATGTCAGATCAGCTCCTAGTACTTCTGACGAAGGCCACCGATGGTGATCTTCGTCGCGGAGTTGACCTTCAGGAGACGGGCGACGGGCTGCACGGTGAGTGCAGTCACGACGGAGCCGTTGGTGGCCAGGGCGAGCTTGCCCCGGCCAGTGCCGGTTGCCGCACCGTAGATCAGCACCTCGGTGCCGTCACCCGGGTCGGTCCAGGTCTGCGTGCTGTCGAAGGCGGGGGCGAGGATCTCGAACTCCGCGTCCGGAGCGAGCTTCCACACCGCGAAGGTGTTGATGCCCGCGTCCAGCGGCTCGTCGATTCCGTCGCCACCGACGTACAGGGCCCCGAGGCCGTAGGGGATGCTCGAAGTGGCACCGACGAGGGAGACGTTCTCTCCCAGGGTCTTCATGAAGACCATGCCGGGCCAGATCGGAACCGAGCGGTCCCAGGCGGGGTCCAGGAAGCAGGAAGCGGGCGTCGACTGGGTCCAGCCGTACAGCGGACGGATCGTCCGCTTGATGTAGCTGGTCGCCATACGAGTGCGCAGCATCTGCATTCCTCCCATCTCGCTTGCGTATCGGACAGTTATTGAGCCGCCTGCTCGTGTCCGATGCGAGACGGTCTCCTCACCCTCTCTGTGGACTCACACCGGGAAAGACAGGATCAAGAGCCGGAGAACATGCCGAAGCCCCCTCCCGGAACGCCGGAGAGGGGGCTTCGAAGGCTGGCGGGACCTACAGGTAGATGTCCTCGGCGTCCGAGTCGACCGCACCCACCGCACCGGCCACCGAGGTGATCGGAGCGTCCTGGGTCACCAGAGAGGGCATGGTGCGCTGGACACCGGAGGCCGCCGCACGGGGCACGAGACCCTGCGGGCGCTGGCGGGTCTGGCGACCGGCAGCCTTGGCCACACGGCCGAGGGTGTCGATCTCCGCACGGATGGCCTCCATGCTGAGGCCCGCGTTCCCCTCGATCGAAGCGGCCACGGCGAGGTCGTCACCCTGGGCCAGTCCGGCGGCCACCCGCAGGCGGGCCAGACGGACAGCAGCCATGGTGCGGCCGGGGGCGTTGAGGCTCGCGGTCTGGCTCATCTCACCGGAGCGCGGGGGCGTGGTGCCCTGCTGCTGCGAGGGGCCGAAGGCCGGGTTGAGCGGGTAGGCCGTCTCGGGGTTCATCGGGTCGCCCACACGCACGTCGGTCTCGATGCGGGTCATCTCGTCCGGCACGTGGGTCTCGGTACCGGAGACCGGCGCGGAGACGTCCACCAGGTTGTTGTACGGCGCGGTGGGGAGGGTGACGCCCGGGTCCATAGGCGTGGCCGTGGTCTCGGCCGCCACACCCTGGTTCGCACCGGGGGTCTGGCCGATCTGGTTCGGGTTGTCGTACGCCTCCGGGGTGGCCGCCTCTTCGGTGGACTCCGTGGCGGGCTGCGAGGCCGGGTTCGGGACCGGCTGGGCCGGGTTGTCGATGTCGGCGGCCTTGCGCATCTTGTCGGCCTCGGCACGGATGGCGCCGAGGTGATCGGTGACTCCGGCCATGCGGGCGATGTAGGCGAGCTGGAGGCCCTGGACGGCCGCCTCGTGCTCCAGGTCCGCGTTGCGGGCCTCCAGAGCTGCGTTGCGGGCCGCGAGGGCGCTCACGGTCTTCTGCTGGGACGCCATGGCCTGCATGAGCGGGCGGTTTCCTGCCATGAGAAGTACTTCCTCTGGTGTCGGTGCTCACGCGGGCGTGGGCGGTGGTCTTCACCCCTTACGGGGCCTGGAGCGGAATCAGACAGGCATCGGTACGGAAGCCTCACCCTGTACCTCGGCGGGGCTCAGGAGCTGGGCCGACTGGCAGTTCGGGCAGACGTCGCCCGCCTGCACGCCGTCCTCGGCCATCCCTCCCGCGTTCGGAAGGGTCTGGGTGTCCATGTCGACCGAGACCGGCTGGGTGGCGTCGGCCGTGAAACCGCAGGCCGGGCACATCAGGTCCGGCACGCCGTCCTCGGGGGTGCCGGGCGCTCCCTGGCCCACGTCCGGGTTCGGGACCTGGCCGTCCTCGGTCAGCTCGTCGGCTCCGGCCGGACCCTCGGGACCTTCCGGGTCGCCGGGGCCCTGCGGCATGTTCGGGCCCGGGGTGAAGGGCTGGCCCATGTCCGTGGTCGCTCCGGCCGGGAGGGCCTGGGGACCGATGGGCATCCCGTCCGGTCCGACCATCTGCTGGCCGGGCTGCTGGAGGGGCATGCCGTCGGGACCGATCATCGACGGGTCGACAGGCGCTCCGGCCTCGTCGGGGATCTGTCCCTCTTCGCCCATCTGCGTCGGGTCCATCGGGCTGCCGTCGTCGGGCTGCACCTCGGCCTGTACTTCACCGGGGAGCCCGCCGGGCTGCATCGAGGGGTCCTGGGCAGTCGGGTCCAGGGGCTGTCCGTCGGGTCCGAGCGCTTCCGGATCGACGGGCTGTCCGTCAGGGCCCACCTGATTGGGGTTGGACGGGTCCTGGAAGTCTGCGATGTCCTTCCGCAGATCCATCTGCCGTGCCTTCTCCAGGTCGGGGTCCTGGAACATCTTCGGGGGCGCCACGTAGCCGCACACCTGGCACTGGGCGCCGTCGAACGTGTCGCGGTCACCACACACCGGGCAGGCGTCCTCGCGCAGGGTGTCGACGTCCTGGGGCGCCTTCGTCTCGCCGTACGACTGCACCCTCAGGGAGGCGGTGCGTCGCATCGGCTCACCAGCGAAAGGGAGCACCACGCCCTTCGCGGTCTTGGACGCGGTGGGCTCCTCCGGCGCGGGGGATACGTGGGAGTTCGCGTCCTCGTGGAGCTGCGGGGTGTGCATGCGGCTCAGCTCACCCCACTGCTTGCGCTGGTTGTTCTGCATGGTCTGACGGCCCTTGCCGCCCGGGGTCGAGATCTCCTCGTCCTTGTTCTTCCGCTGCCGGGTCAGCCAGGTGACGGCCTGGACCTCGTGCGGAGGAACCTCGCGGCCCTCGCGGTCGGAAATGACGGCCGCCGCCTTGCGGTACTCCCCCGCCACGTGCTCGTAGTGAGGGCGGCTCTGGGACTTGAAGCCCTTGACGTCGTCGGCGTTCAGGCGCCGTCCGGCGGCCACGGAGAGGGCGTGCCGGTCGATGACGACCTTGTCCGAGTGCTCCTTGGGCTTGCCCGCCGCCGCGTCCTCGTCGCTCTGGGGCTTGTAGCCGCCATGCTCGATCAGGTGGGCGAAGTCGGCCGTCTTGGGGCCCTTGAGGACCTTCTGCGAGTCCTCGCCGTCCATGATCCGCTGGGCGGCCTTCTGGTGGCTGCCCATGATCATGAGGCCCTCGCCCTTGCCCAGGGCGCGCTGCTCGTGGAAGGACCTCGCAGCGTTGTGCTGGTTGGCCCACCAGTTCTGCTGCGGGGAGTACGCCGAGAGGACACCGGCGCCCTTGTGCGCGGCCTCCTTCTCGGAGGAGACCCGGGGGTCGAGCTTCGCGATCTGCTTGGCCACCAGATGCGCGTCCGGGTACCAGCGCTTGCCCTGCGCCTTCTCCTCGTCGGTCGCGTCGCTCCAGTGGTCCACGATGTTCTTGTGGTGGATGCCGGTCTCGGCGAACCACGGGTGCTCGCCGGGCGCCTGGGCCTCGGCAGCCGTCACGAAGAGGTCGGTGAGCAAGGCGGATGTCCTCTGGTCCGGAGCGGGCGGTGTGCGGCGGCTGGCGGCCTTGTCCAGGCCGCGTGTGTCCACGCCGAGGAAGTGGGCCGTGGGGTCTGCCGGGGGCTCCACAAGGAGGCTGTTCTCGAAGAACTTCAGGCCGTAGCAGGTCTCGCGGATGATCTCGCCGACCTTGTGCCCGGCAGCCATGGTCCGGTAGAGCATCATCCCCTTGGAGGCGGGGATGTGCTGGCAGTACTCCGCCGGGGTGGTCGCCCTGTTGTTGCAGGCCGAGCAGACCGAGAAGGCGACATCGCAGCCCATGGAGGTGCGAGCGATGTTGCCCGCCAGGATCTCCTTCGCGAGCCTCGGGAAGCGGACCGCGTCCACCTCCATGAGGACTTCCACCCACCAGTCGCGCGTACCGTCGCGGTTCGCGTCCTTGTGGAGGGCGGAGTCGATGATGACCCCTCGGGCCCGGCGGTGGTCGTCGTTGACGTGATTCACGAAGACCGGCTTGCCGTTGAAAGACGCGTACGCCTTCGCCAGCTCGTCGGCCGGGAACTCGTCGAAGTTGTCGTTGCAGCGCGAGGAGATCGCGCGGGACCTCACGTAGAGGTAACCCGGGCGCACGTCGTACTCGAAGTGATGCCGGTGGGCGAACCTCTTCAGGTCGCGCCCCACCAGACCCTGTGGGACCAGGGTCGCGGTCATGACCTGTGTACTGGCGTATTTGCGCATCGACGCACCTCCACCCCTTCCGGGGAGACGGCCCAGCAGGGACAGCAAGAACCCCCGGCGGTGGCAGCACCGGACCCGGGGGTTCCTGAGGGTGGACAGCACCCAACCTGTTCCGCGATGAGACTACTGGACGGCCGGGGCCGCGTCGCTGAGGTCGGGCCGAGGGGTGTGACGGGCCTTCCAGCCGCTCAGGAACGTCACGGCGGCCGGAACCACCAGGAGGAGTCCCGTCTGCGCCCAGGAGGGCACTGAGCCCATCAAGGAGTCGTCCGCCACGGCCTGATTGAGTACCGCGATGGCGACAGAGGCTCCGAAGGTGGCGACCGTGGAGGCCTTCACCTTCGTCTCGATCAGGGTCTTCCCGTGGGTGCCCATCAGACGTTCGGGACCTTCAGCGCGTTCCAGGTCTGCTGACCCGGGATGCCGTCGGCCGCGTTGCCGGTGAAGCCCTGCTTGATCTGCCAGGCCTTGTAGGAGGCCTTGTCTCCGGAGCCCCAGGTGTCCTTGTTCGAGGACGACTGGTACTTGCCGCAGCCCACGGCCACGAGGCGGTTGTGCATGGCCTCGATGATCGGGGACTTCTTGCCCTCCGTGAAGAACTTCGCGCCCGGGTAGGGCTCGTAGGTCGGCGAGGGGGTCTTCGGGGGCGTGGTGGGGTTCGTCGGCTTGGCCGGGTCCTTGGCCAGGAGCGCCTTCACGTCCTTGCGGAACTGGACCATGGAGTAGATCGGGTCCGGCTTCCAGTTCGACCACTCCTTGTGGCCGATCACGGACTTCTCGGACCAGCCGTGGAAGCGGCAGATGGCCGCCGCCCACTTCACGATCGCCTGGTACTGCGCTGCCGGGTACGCGTCGTTCTTGGTGCCGAGGTTGGAGACCTCCAGCCCGTAGAAGGACACGTTGCCGTCTGCGGCGCCCGCCGAGCCCTCGTGGTACTTCGGAGCGCTGGGAGCGTCGCCGTACGACTCGTTCTCGACCTGGGTGAGGACCGAGGGGTCCCCTCCCCCGGCGTGGTTGGCGCGGCCGTTGGCGGTCATGGTGACCACACCGGCCTTCGAGAGGTACGAGTGCGCGCAGGGGCCGGGCAGGTCGCTCCGGCCGCTCCAGACGATGTTGAGATCCGAAGGCGGGGTGCCTCCGGTGTGGTGGATCAGAACGCCGTGCACGGGGCCCCAGGGGCGGCCGGACGAGGCGCGGTTGTGGCTTTCCCAGCCACTGTGCTCCAGAACGGTCAGACCCTCGTCCTTGAGAGCCTTCACGAACTGGGCGGCTGTCATGGGCGTGGCCATGGACACCTCCTGTGTTCTCACCCCTTCAAAGGACTCGGAGGGGTTCGAACAGGACTACGAATGGGCCTTACAGACCTTCTCCACCTTGGCCACGATCGCCGGGTCGACCTTCTTCGGGTCCCCGACGGATTTCCACAGGGCGCAGGTGATCTGGGTCAGATCGGTGCGGTCCTGCTGTCCTATCTGGGAGTTCTTGGTCTGGTTGCTCTTGATCGTGTCCGAGTTCAGGTAGGTCACTGCGAGGAACGCCATGATCACCATGAAGATGCCGACGACAACGACGACGAGGCCTGTGTTCTGAGACGAGTTGGTGGGCTGACCGGGCATGCTCGCCCCCTTACACGAAGCGCTTCCTGTCGGAAACGATCGCATACACCTGTGACATCCACATGGGCCTGGTTGGACCTTGTGGGGTGTTGTGCGGGTAGTCCGAGGACAGGGCCTGAGAGGTGTCTGTCGGCGTCGGCGATGAAGCTGCCGTACCCGAGCAGTTGTACGTTGAATCACCCTGGAGAGTGCACGTCTCGGTGCTGCCGTCGGCATGGTTGATCGTCATGGTGGAGGGCAGGGTCCCGGCAGGTCCAGGATCGCCCTGAGGCCCCTGGTCCCCGGTCTCGCCCTTGTCACCCTGGGGCCCAGTCGGTCCGACCGGTCCCGGGTCTCCCTGAGCCCCCTGAGTGCCGTCCTTACCGTCCTGCCCGCTGGTCCCGGGTGCGCCGGAAGGGCCGGTTTCACCGGCGACACCCGAGACCCCTGACTGACCCGTATCTCCCGTATCGCCCTTGGGGCCACGGGGTCCAGTAGAGCCCGAAGGGCCGGGCGAGCCAGCAGGTCCTTGTACGCCCGATGCGCCAGTGTCCCCCTTGGCCCCGGGCGAGCCCTCGATCTTCTCCACGACGGTCTTGGCGGGAGGGACCGTCGGAGTGATCCCGTTGTCCTGGAGCTGCTTGCGCGAGCTGTCCAGGCTCTGGGACAGGGCGGTGATCGTGCTGCCCTGCTGGTTGGTCCGGTCGGAGAGCGTGAAGAGCTGGTAGGAGACATATGCCCCGGTCAGCAGGACAAGGAGGAAGATGGCTCCGACGGCCAGCTTCAGCACCGTGAACTGATTCCGGTCGAACCAGCCGTCGTCGCCCTCTCCCGGGACAGGCTTTTTCGCGTGGGCACTCATCCAGACCCCTTGGCGGAGAAGTAGGCGCTCACCACGATGCCCAGGAGGGTCAGTCCCAGTCCAGCCAGCGCGATCAGGTAGTTCCTCACGTTCGCCGGGCGCTGCTCCACCTTGTCCAGGCGCTCCTTGAGCGGCTGGAGGTCAGCGGTGTCGGCCTTGCTCACGAGCGCGGTCTCCAGGTTCGTCAGACGTCGTTCGGTGATCCGCTGATCGCCCGTGTACATCGGAAGCGGAACCATGTCCCGCGCGAGCCGGGCGTCCAGCTCCGAGTGAATCCGGTCATGACGGTCGATGTGGCGGTTGAAGTCGTCCTTGCCCACCGGCTCATTCGCCACGATGACCTCCAGGGACCAGAGGCGACGAAGGGTTACGCCGGGTAACAAACATGGCTTGCTCCTTCATCGCTCGAAATGGTGGCCCTTCAACCTTTCTCGGCCCTGCCAGGCCTCAGGACAGCAGAACGAAGCCCCTCTGCCCAGAGGGGGCAAAGGGGCTTCGAATGCCAGAGAGCGGCTTCCCGCTCGCAATCCATTGAATCGTCTTCTGGCCTTGGTGTCCACATCCTGGCCTTGATCGTGTTCAACCCCACAGTTTCCTGATTACTGACTGTGAGTGACGACCCCGGAGGGTTGAGCGGGGAGGTTTTTAAAATCGAGTGGGTGACTTAGTCGCGGAATCGTTGGTTGGAAGCACGCACCGTCACCGGCGCCAGCGCTTCCGGGTCACAGGACTACGGTAGCCGTCCTCGTCCTCCTTGACGACCCGGTCACCAGGAGCTTTCAAGGTCTTCACATGCTTCAGGGCCGCGTCCTCGTCCTCGAAGTCGTCCAGGATGAAGGTGCGGCCCTTGCGCACCTGGAAGGGCCCTCCGGGCTGCGCCACGATCGTGTAGGTCTGCATGTCTCCCTCAGGGGCAGGTCGAGCAGTACACCACCCAGCCGCCGGACTTCTGGCCCAGGTACCCGGCTCCAGCGTTGACCCAGTGGCCGCAGCCCTCGCACTTCTTGCCGAACTTGTTGGCCCTCCGGCCGCCCGCTTCCTGTGCTGCTGCGGGGCTCCGGCGGGGGCTCTCCACCACAGGGCGGGAGCGGCCCGTCGTCAGGGCGTCCAGCTCAGCGTCAAGGAAGTAGGCCATGGGTCCTCCTGAGGAGTCGTCGATCTACCCACAGCCTACTACAAGGATTGTTGGGGCGCTATCCCTGGAGCACGCCACGCAGGAGCTTGTTGAGGTCGGCCACCGGGAGGTCCTCTCCCGAGGTGAGCCGGGCCGCCAGGGCCTTCAACTCCTTCTCCCCCTCGGCGAGGCCGTACTCCGCGTCCTTCACGTGGGACTCAACGACACCGCGCACCGTGCGCAGGTCGACGTCCCCGAGCAGGTGGAGAGTGAGCGGGTTGTCCTCGGAGACGGGGTTGTCGTCGTCCTCCACCTGGGCCACGACCTGGTACTTGTCGCGGTCTCCGAGGCGGGAGTACACCTCGTCGATGAGCTGGAGGGGATGTACGTCCTTGGTCACGACGTAGGACTTGCCCTTCCCCTCGAACATCTCCTCGCCCGCCGGGGGAGGCGTGAGAAGGGCGGTCTCCTCGTCGGTCTTGCTGGTCTTCACCATGAGATCTCGTCCTCGTCGGTCAGGTGGGCGTAGTGGGTGTCGCCGATGTCGAGCCGGTCCAGGTTCGCGGCCCTGACGTTGCCACCCTCATTGATGATCGCAGCCTGCTCGGCCGGGCTGTAGTCCTTCACAGCCATCTTCGCCAGAGCGGCCCGAGCGGCTCCCGCGATCTCGGAGGCCGCCCCACTGCCCGACAGAGGGGCCAGAGGGGCCCCTGCGGCGCTCCCGGGGTTCAGGTGGGCCGCCCGGTGCTGGAACTGCTCCACGATGTCCTGGACGGTCAGGGAGGCCGCTCGCGGGGGTGTCAGGGACTCGTCGTCAGTGAGATCTGGTCCGTCCCCGTCGGTGAACGGCAGGGCGCCCTGGGGTTCCATGTGGAGGGTCGCCTCGGCGCCCTCCTTGTCCTCGTCGTCCTTGTGGTCGGCCAGCTCGGAGATGCCGTTGATGATCGCCGGAGCAGCGCGGAGAACCATCGGCCAGAAGGCCTCCTTCTCCAGGTCCTCCCCGAGGTCGTCCTTCAGCTCGTCGTGGTGGGGCATGCCAGCGTGCCCGGGAGGCATCCGGCCACCGGAGCCACCCTTGGGGCCCGAAGGCCTGTCGGGGCCGTTCTCGGCCGCCACGGACTGCATCTCACCCGGCATGCTCTCGGAGTTCTCCGTGGAGCCCATGGGGTCGTCCGACTCGGCGACCTCCTGGGGGATGGAGCCCTCGAACATGAACTCGTCCGCCGACGGGCCGAGGGAGGCCACGCGGTCTCCCAGCTCGTTGGGCATGATCGAGTCCCAGTTGTCCGGGTCGCCCTGGGAGGCCCAGCCGGTCGAGCCGGGGTTCTCCGACTGGTTGCGGGGCTTCGTCGGGCCCTGGGCGTAGCTCGCGGGCTCCGGGGTGGGCTCGCCCCACGGGGAGTTCACGGCCGCCGTGGCGTCCAGCCCCAGGGACTGCATGGTGAAGGCCATCTCCTCCAGCTCGCCGCGCTTGTAGGCGTAGCGGGTCAGCTCCAGAAGCGGGGTCACCTCCACCTTCGCGTGGTGGTGGTAACCCTCCGGCCCGAAGCCGTGGTGCTGGTAGTCGGCCATGCCGTCGAACAGGCCGTCCCCGTGGACCGTGGTGAAGTCCTCGTCGGGGCCGTTCATGTTCTTCCAAGAGATGCCCTTGAGGTGAACCGGCGCACCGTGCTGGAGGGGCACCTCGCGCTCACCGTGATCGTGGTAGCCGTAGATTTCCCCCGCTCCCTGGTCCGGGTGCTCGTCGATGGAGCTGCGGTCCGGGGTGTGCGCGTGGAAGACGACCGAGGTCGGGTGCCAGCCCTTGCTGTTCGTGCCGGAGTCCATCTCGCCGAAGTCCTCGGCAACGTGGTCCCGGTCGCTCCAGTGCGTGCCCAGACCCTCCTGGCCGCGTGCCAGGCTGCTGTGCGGGAGAGCCTTCAGCAGGTGCTGAGCGCGCTCGTGCTCTGGGATGTTCGGGTTGTGGACGATGTCGTGGTCCTCGGGGCGCAGGTGGACGCTGATGCCCCGGTGGATGTCTCCCAGGCCCGAGTGGATGTCGTCCCACTGCTTGGCGTGCGCCTGGTTCTCCTCGTCATCGTCGTCGTGCCCGTCCCAGTCGCCGTACGCGTTGTATCCGGCCTCCTTGACGGAGGAGCGGACCAGCTTGTTGCGGCCCTCGTCGATGTCGTAGCGGATCACGACGTGCTTGGGGACCCATTCGGGCTTGTGGGCGTCCTCCACGACGTCGCGGCCGAACATGCCCTGGCTCTGGGCCTCGTACTGGAGCGCGAGGGCGTGCGAGCACATACGGCCCGCGAAGCGCGAGAAGTCGTCCTCGGCACCCCAGTGGTACGCGCCCCACTTGCAGCCGCAGGAGTACGTGGCGATCGAGTTGCGGGCACCCGGGAAGCGCTGGACACCGGTCTCGTAGACGTCGTGGTCGCCCTTGACCTCTCCGAAGACCAGTCCGTCGCTCGCGAGGGTGATGCGTACCCCGCCCTCCGCGCGGATCCGCTTAGCCTTCGCCCGTACGTCGGCCCAGGCAGCCGTGACGTGGAATTTAAATTCTGGATCGACCGCCGCCGTCGAGAGCATCTCGTACGGGTCGCCGTGCTCCACGATGCCCTCCTCGGGCGAGTAGTCCTCTCCGCCCTGGAATCCGCCGTCCTGCTGGTTGGCCGTCTTCGAGCCGTCCCACTCGTGGGGCTCCAGGCGCCGTACGACCCGCAGCGGGTGCTGGGTCTTGTAGTCGTCGGCGTTGTGATCCATCTTGAAGTCGCCCGTGGGCTCGACCTCGTAGACGTGACCGCCGGTCCCATGGGCGTACGAGGCCGCCGTGTCCACTCGCGGGGTGAAGTAGACGTGCTGGGACTTGCCCGGCTCGTCACCCCAGTTCGGGTAGTTCGACTTCCGGCCGGGCCGGATGGTGTCGCCCTCCTTCAGCCGCTTGCCGCCACCGTGGTACAGCGGGCCCTGGACCTCGTATTCCTTGTCGCGGTAGCCGCCCTCAGGGGCGTACTCCTGACCCTGCCACTTGTAGGTCTTCGGGCCCTCGGCCGCCGCCGTCTTCAGGTGGCTGCCGTCCACCAGGTGGTGGTGGGTGTACTCGCTCGGATACGCCGGGTCGTAGTCGTCCTCGGTCGGAGCACCCTTGGCCCACGAGATGCCATGGTGCTGGCCGCCATTGCCCTCGTGCCCGTGCAGGACGACATGGGTCGGCGGGTGGGGCTCCCGGGGCATGTCGGAGGCGTCCACGTCGGCGTCCATGGACGCGTCGTCGGGATCCTCGTGCTCGTCGTTGAAGAGATGCGCGCCGCTGTTGTGGACAGCCTGGTACATCCGCTCCGCCCGATGGGCGATCGGCTTCGAACTGTCGTGGACGAACGCATGATCCTCAGGGCTCAGATGGACCGCCGCGCCGTTGTGGACCTCGGGAGAGGGCTCGGGGCTCAGGAGGTGGATCCCCTGCTCCTTGTGGTCCTCCTCGCCGATCCGGGCGTCCTCGTGCGTGAGGTGGCCCAGCTCGGGGTGGTGGAAGCCCGGCTTCTTGAGGTCCGGCCCCTGGTAGCCCTGCTCGTTCTCGTCGTTGTGGTCGGTCCAGACATGCTCGGCAGGCACCTTGGCGTGCAGGACGGGCCAGTCGCCGTCCCGGGGCGCCTGGCCGTAGCCGTGCTGGTGCGCGTAGTCGGGGTTCGTGGAGACCCAGTCGCCCTTGTTGATCGCGTTCGTGCCGTGCGGGGCCGCCCTGTAGACGTCCATCATCTCGCCCGCGTGGCCCAGTTCGCCGAGGTGATTGTTGCCCTCTCCAGGACCCGGGGCGCCGTGCTGCATGGAGTAGTCACCGGCGGTCTTCGGCGTACGCCTCTTCACGGGGGTGATCATGCCGTCTGCACCGTGGCGGATCTCCTGGTTGTAACCGCCCTTGTGGGAGACCATGCCCATCTTCGGCTGGTCGCCGTTGTAACCCCACTCGCGCAGGTCGTTGCCTTCAGTGTGGAGGTCCCCGGCGCGCACACTCGCGCGGATGACGGGCCAGTCGTCCTTGGGATCATCCTGGCGTCCGTGATCGCGGGCGTACTCCTTGCTGGTGGACACCCAGTCGCCGGGCTGGAAGCCCTTGTGGGCATGCTCAGCGGGCAGCGAGCGGTAGATCTGCACCTTGGCGTCCGGGTTGCCCTGAGCTTTCCGGACGACCCGGTGAGCCTCCTGATTGCTCGGCTCGTTCATGTCCGAGTAGTAGTGCGGGTGGGTGTAGATGTCCTTGGGGTACATGCCGTTGCCGCTGAGATCGTGAAGGGGTGCTCCCCACTCCGCGTCCGGAGCCTGGTGCTCCATCCGGTAGTCGTCGTCCCCAGCGGTGACGATTCCCAGAGAGCTGTGGATCGTCCGACCCTTGCGGACGGACTTGCCGTCGCTGTACTTGGCCCACCACGCCTTGCCGTCGTCCGTACGGTCGCCGTGGTCGATCGGCATCTTCGGGTGCCGGTGCTGCATCTCGTCCATGAGCGCAGAGCCGATGCCCTTGCCCCGGTGCTCCTCCTGGGTCTCCAGGCGGCCCACACTGAGGCCGTCGGCCTTGCGCCGAGGAATCAGGTAGTCGAGCTTGCCCATGTGCTCGCCGGTGTCCGGGTGCGTGGCGCGAAGGATCCCCCGGGTCGGCCACTTCGAGCCGCCGGTGTCCTCCTCCTCGAACTCGAAGTTGGGCTGGATCTGCTGCCGGTCGGCCGCCATGGTCTGGAGGGAGCCCATGCGGACCGGGAGGGCGACGTCCGGCCGCTCCTGGAGGACCTGGTCCAGCTCGGGGTAGTCGTCGGAGGCCAGGTGGAGACCGGTGGCCTGGTGGGTGTTCGTGGCGTACGGGGAGAGCTGCGTGGGCGCGTACTGACCCTGGCCCGCTCCGTTGTCCAGGACGACGAGGTACTCCTCGCCCATGACCGGGGAGTAGACCACTTCCTCCACGCGCCCGGGGATCCCGTCGACCGTCATCACGCGCTGGCCCACGGAGTAGTCCGCCGGGTACGGTGCCGCCGCCGCGTGCTTCAGCGACAGGGCAGTCTCGTGGCTGCTCTCTCGGCGTCCAAGCCCCATGTGTCCTCCTCGGTCTCACCCTTTCCGGGCGCTGGACCGAGGAGGGACAGCAGTGCCCGGGATCAGGAGACGGCCACCCAGTAGGCCGCCGCCGCCGCGACATTGCTGGACATGGTGATCGAGGAGGGCAGCGTCGTCTGGGCGGAGGGGCCATTGGCGAACCGCAGCGTGGCACCGGTCAGGTTGACGTTGCTGGGGTTGGTGCCCGAGCTGCTGGCAGAGAACGTGGGGATGGTCGTGCCGTTGCTCAGGATCGCCACGAAGTAGTCCCCGGCCGCAGCGGAGTACGAGGCGGTAAGGGCTATCGACTTGGTGCCGATGCTGGTCCAGTTGCTGGCCTGGTCGGCCGAGAGGGCAACCCTGGTCCCGGCTGAGGTGTAGAGCCCGACGAAGTTCTGCGCGGCAGTGAGGGTTGCCCCGGCGACGGTGATCGTCAGCCAGATGTTGGAGATGGTGGCCGCGCGCTTCAGGGTGAGCTTGACGAGCCGGACACCTCCAGAGGCGGGCTGGCCCGTGTCGTTGGCGAGAGGCGCCGGATTGGTCCAGGCGATCAGTCCATGGTCGCCGGGGGAGAACTGGTTGTCCGCGTTGGTCGTGACCGGCACGTACAGGGACGACAGGCTGGGGACCTGGGACGTCGTCAGAGCAGCCCAGGACGCCGCAGTGGTGCTGGTGGCGGAGAGGACATTGCCCGTGGCCGGGGTACCGGTGACGGTGATCCCGTTGACCTTGGCCACCGTGGGGTTCGGATAGGTGCTGCTCAGGTCGCCGCCCGCCGAACCCGTAGGCGCCGTGGACGGGGTCTGCCATGTCGCGGCGGTACCCGACGTGGCGGTAAGTACCTGACCGGACGTGGGGGTCGCCGGAACACTCGTCCCATTGATCTTGGCCACGGTGGGGTTGGGGTACGTGCTGCTCAGGTCACCTCCGGCCGAACCGGTGGGCGCGGAGGACGGTGTCTGCCACGTGGCCGCCGTGCCGGAGGTCGCCGTCAGGACCTGACCCGAAGTCGGGGTCGCGGGGACACTCGTTCCGTTGATCTTCGCCACGGTCGGGTTCGGGTAAGTGCTGCTGAGGTCTCCGCCTGCTGAGCCCGTGGGCGCGGCAGAAGGGGTCTGCCAGATCGCCGTAGTTCCCGAGGTGGCTGTCAGGACCTGGCCGGAGGTCGGAGTTGCCGGAACGCTGGTCCCGTTGACCTTGGCGACCGTGGGACCCGGGTAGGAACCGGAGAGGTCCCCGCTCGCGGCTCCCGAGGGCGGCCCACCGGTTCCCGGGGTCTGCCAGGTGGCAGCAGTGCCCGAAGTCGCCACAGGGACCTGGCCGGTCGTCGGCGTACCGGTGACCGCGACACCGTTGATCTTCGCCACGGTGGGACTCGGCAGGGTGCCGGAGAGGTCTCCTCCCGCCGTAGCACCGCTCTGGATGGCTCCAGTGATCCGGCTGTCGTTACCCGCCGCGTAGGTCCCCGCACCCGTTCCGGCCACCGGGATCTGGCCGAAGGCCGCGCTGTCGGTGGAGACGGTTCCGTTGGCCTGACCCGTGATCTTCTGACCGTTCAGCGCCACGGCAGCCGTGGGCGCCGCCACCTGGTCCAGGCGGGGCATCGTGTGGACGTGTCCCGAGTCGGCCACCTTGCCGACGGCTCCGGCCGCCTGGGTGCCCAGGGCCGCGATGTTTGCTGCGGTGGTGTCGATCGGGAGCTGAGCGGCCGGAACCTTGGTCGTACCGTCCAGAGAGGCCACACCGCTGGCCACGCCCTTGGTCGCCGTGGCCACGTAGAACTGCTGGACGGCCCTGGTGGGCGACGCCGTGGTGCCGGTGGCGTACGTGATGTTCACACCGAGCTGGAGCGTGGTGTTGCTGCCGCCATTGTTGAGCGCGGTCGTGGCCGCGTGCAGGTAGGCGTTGTCGAGCTGCACGAAGGTGTTGCCGGTGAAGGAGGCGCCGTACTGCGGGGAGTTCGTCCCCGTGGAGTTGTCGTCCACGCCCGGGTAGTTGACCCAGTCACCGATGGTGAGCGGCACCGTGGCCGCACTGGCGCACAGGCCCGCGTAGCCGCCACCGCCCGTACCGCCGTTGCGACCGTCGCGCCGGGTCATCAGGTTGGAGATCACGATCGGACCGTTGCCGGTGGCGTCCACGAAGACGCCGTGGAAGCCGTTGCGGTCGGTCCCGCAGCCGCTCATCTGCATGCCGCCGGAGCCCGTACCAGTACCCCAGGCGCCAGTGATGTAGTAGCCGTGGTTGCCGTTCCACTCGGCCCGGCAGGTCGAGAGCTGGCTGTTGGCGATGTTGCTGAGCACGAAGCCGTTGGCCCCGTTGCCGATGGCCTGGCAGTCGACCATGGTCAGGTCCGTCATGAACGCGACGGACATGCCGTGACCGTGGTTGTTGTCCAGCATCACGTGGTGCATGCGCCACGAGTACGGGTACGCCCCGGAGTTGACCCCGGTGAAGATGCCGTTGCCGGTCATGTCCCGGACGGTCACCCCGGACAGGACCACGTTCTGGACGTTGCCCTTCGACTGGATGCCGTCGACACTCGCCGGAGCGCTGGCCCCGTGGATCATGACGTCGATCAGGCGCTGCTCGCCGGAGATCGCGGCATAGCCGCCCGTGGTCTGATCCACGAACATGACGGCTGCCGCGCCCGTGAAGCCCGCCAGGGGCTTGATCCGTACGGCCGGATCGGTCAGGCCGGTGACCTTCATCAGGTTCGAGTGCAGACCCAGGAGGGTCTTGCCCGGCGGCACGATGATCGGGGAGAGGATCGCCACGTCACCCGGGGGCAGCACGATCACGGAGCCAGCCGGGGAGGTGCTCAGGATCGAGTTGATCGCTCCGGCGTCGTCCGTGGTGCCGTTGATGACGGCACCGTGCTCCTTGGCGTTGTAGACCAGCGAGTCCTGGCGCATGTACCGGCCGTCCGCCGTGGCCTGACTGATCGCGCCGAGGTCGCTGGCCGCCAGGGTCACCGAGGGGCCGCCGTAGCCGTTGACGGTCTGCACTGCCGCCGTGGGCAGGTTGCCCACGGGCAGGCGGCTCGATCCGTCCAGGGGTGCCACGCCGTTCACAGCGCCCTTGGAGGAATCCGGAATCGCACCGATGGATCCCGGCGTGATCACCACGGCGCCGGTCTGGGAGTTGACCGAGGTGACGCCACCGGAGGAAACAGGCATGAACGCCGACGGGATCTTCCCGCCGGAGTCCAGAGGGGGTACGCCGTTGGCCACGCCCACCTGGTCGGTCTGGACGAACTCCCCGGCGTCGTCGGTAGTGAGGTGCTTGGGCATCGGGGGACTCCTAGTCCATCCAGTAGGAGAAGTTGAAGCCGAGCCACGGCGTGGACGGGTTCGGTCCTGATCCGGCGAACAGAATGAGCTGCTGGGTGCCGGAATCGAGCTGGTACCGGCAGGTGCCGATCTGGCCGCTCGCGGTGGTGGAGGTGCCGGTGAGGTCGATCGACCGCGTGGTCAGGCAGTCGCTGGGGATGTCGAAAAGCACGTAGTTGGTCGCCCAGATGCCTCCGGAGACCAGCTCCACGCGGCCCTGCATGTGGACCTGCGATCCGATCCGGCGGACGCGGGGGAGCCACGCCGAGGCATTCGACTGGTAGCCGCGTACGCCAGAGGCGAGTGTGATGGTCCGCCACGCCTCGATGTAGGGCATCGAGACCCACGAGCCGCTCAGGTACTGGTAGATCGCGTTGAGGTCCGTACGGGTGCACAGGGAGCCGTCGGGGACACCCGTGGGCATGCCTCCCGACGACGAGGCCTTGTAGATCAGCGGATCCGACCACTGGCCGCCGTTCGAGCCACCGGCCACGGCCGTGTACTCCTGGCCCGCCTTGGTCGGGGTGGCCCCGGGGACCACAAGGTAGGACCCCGCGAGAGAAGGGATCTGGGCCGAGGGGATCTTGGTCCCGGAGTCCAGGGTGGCCACACCGTTCGCTGCGGCCTTCTGGGTCGTGGGGATCGCGCCCACATCGGTGGATGTCACCACGACCGCACCCGTGCGGCCCGCCACTGAGGTGACCGGAGCCGTGGGCACCTGGGCCGTCGTGAGCTTCCCTCCAGAGTCCAGGGTGGCGATGCCGTTGGCGACGCCCAGGGAACCGCTCTGGAGGGCCGTGGTGGGGAGCTGAGAGGCCAGGATGTGCGCGGTGGCATCCAGGGACGCCACGCCGTTCACAGCGCCTCTGGTGGCCGTGTCGAGGGCTCCCACGGAGTCGGCCGTCAGCATGACGTTGCCGATCTGGCCGTTGACCGAATCGACGGACCCCGTCAGCACCGTGGGGAGCTGGGAATTGGGGACCTTGCCGTCGGATCCGAGCTGGGCCACACCGTTCGCGGTGCCGACGACGTCCGAGGTGATGAAGTCGCCCTCGTCGTCGACAGTCAGGTGCTTAGGCATTCGCGGGCTCCTCCTCGAAGAACGTCTCGGGGTCCACCTCGACGTGGCGCCGGATGCCGACGACCTTCGGGGTGGCGAACTTGCCGACCGGGTCCCAGTCCTTCAGCTCCACGCCCTCGGGAAGCTCGCGGGGCTTGTGGTGCTCCCTCGCGAGCTTGCGGGTGCGCTCGGTGTTGCGGAAGAGCACGGCGGGCTTCGGCATGCCCGCACGCTGCTCGTTGGACTCGTCGGGGACCGCTCCGCCCTCGGGAGCCGCCTCGCCGCCCTGCTCGGTACCGTCCACAGGGGTGGCGGGCATGCCGGGCATTCCGACCCCTCCGGCGGGCTGGTTGCTCATCAGGTCCATCTGGGTCGGAGCGAGCGTCGGCGTCATGGGGCCACCGGCCAGACCGAGCTGCGGGGTCTGGATGCCCTGGGTCGCGTCCGGGAGCGCCGGGGGAAGCATCTGCTGGGCGACCGGCTGGAAGTCGGCACGCAGGTCGGCCGGGATCGGCAGGCCCTTGTCCTTGAGCGCCTGGTAGGTCTTCTTGCGGGTCTCCTGCTCGGCCACGGCGAGGGCCACGGACTCGTCCTGGGTCCGCTCGATCTCATCCTCGAAGTCGATACCGGAGGCCATGAGGCGGGTCTTCATGGAGATCGGGACACCGGCGGCGCGCAGGGCCTCGAAGAACTCCCGCTCGGCCGCCTCGTCCTTGAGGGACATGGTCTGCATGACCAGCTCGGGGACCAGGAGCTTCGGCTGTTCGACGATGCGCTCCTCACCGGTCTCCTCGTCGATCTCCAGGACCTCTTCCATCTTCACGTAGCGCTTGCCGTTGCGCTCGTCGTAGTCGTAGTGCTCCTGGGCCTCGGCCACGACCAGCGCACGCTGGCGGAAGTGCTCCTTGATCATGTCCTGGTAGGTGGTCAGGAGCTGGGAGACGAGGTCGCGGTTGAGAGCGTCGGCCGCGTACGTCTCGCCGGAAGAGGCGCCGTTGAGCATGGTGCGGGAGAGCCCGAAGGACTGGAGGATGCGGTCCTCCAGGCGCTCGAAGTCCGCCGTCATGTCCGGCATGTTCTCTCGGCCGAAGACGGGCTCCATGGAGACCGCGAAGTTGTGCACGAGCGCCCGGAAGTCGGCCGCCAGCGCCGCGTCCAGGGACTCCATGAACTCCTCCAGGTCGTCCTGGGTGGGAATCCACGGGATGTCCGTACCGAGGTCCTTGGCGGTGGCGCCGAGCTTGACGAGGACCAGCGGGGTGTACAGACGGTCCGCGATGGCGTCCTGAGCCGCGTTGAGCATCTCCTCCTGCATCACGGCGCGCATGGCGCGCATGAGCAGCGGGATCCCGCGCTTGGCGAAGGTGTCGGCCTCGAACTTCATCTGCTGGAGCAGGATGTTGGAGACCGGCATCAGGTCGTCGGAGCCGGAGTAGCGGGCCAGCTCCGGGTAGACCTTCATGAGCTTCTCGTACTCCCACGCGGGAGAGCGCCGCGTCATGACCTCGCGGAGGGTCTCAGGCAGGCGGATCAGGAAGCGGGGGTCGCGCAGGAAGGCGGAGCGCTGGACCATCACGTCGTCGGGGTTCAGCAGCTCTTCGTTGTCCCAGATGCCCAGGGACTCGTTGAAGGTCGCGAACGGCCACGCCTCGCCGACGGTCCAGTACTCACGGCCGACGTCCAGCAGGAACTTCTTGTAGTTCAGCCCCTCCTTGGTGAAGAAGAGGTCCTCGTAGAAGCGTGTGACCTGCTCGTCCTTACACCGCAGCTCCATGCCCAGGAGCGGGTACTTCGTGTAGATGTCGATGCAGGACGCGATGATCGGGTGCGTCTGGTACAGCAGGCGGCAGTACATCCGGAGCTGCCGGAGCTGCGACTCGTCGTCGACCTCGTACGGGAGGTTGTTCTGCTTCCAGTAGAACAGCGGGTCGCGCGGACGCCCGGTGGCGAAGGCTGTCGACGAAGGGCCTCCGGCAGCGCCCTTCTTGTTCATGGCCACCCGGCGGTTCTTGCGCATCTCTGCGGACTCAGGAGTCCCGTCGGTCTGAGCAGCACCCCCACGCACCATGCTCTTGCCCAGGTGCCGGAAAGCGGCCTCCTGGTAGGCGTCCTTGGGGGTCGGCTCAGGCATGTTGTGTCTCCTTGATCGAATCGGCGAGGGCCCGGACGAGGTTGCCGAAGCACCTCTTGACCGGCCAGGGCATCTCCTCCTCCTTCTGGAGATCCAAGAGCAGGAGGACGTTGTCCCGGCAGGTGCCGCAGAGGTAGATCATCTCCCCGGGCGAGTGCGGCATCGGGAGAGGGTGGACGATCATCGGCCGGGGGCTGTGGAATTTCGACCCCTGGCACTCGTGCTCGTTCGCGAGGATGCCGGGAAGCTCTGCCCGGGGAGCGTTCTCGATGTGCGTGAGAAGCTCCCCCGGAATCACTCCGCGCTGTCCTTCCGGGTACGCGCCTGGGAGCCGGGCTCCCGGCGGACAGGCGTCATGGAGAGCACCCCGCGCTGCTTCAGCTCGTTGGGGAGCTTGTCCCCCTCGGCGAAGACCACGGACTCTCCCCGCGTGTGGGGGACGTTGTCGGGACCTGTGTAGTCCACGACGACGTAGAACGTCCGTTCTGCCATTACTGCCCCTTCCGGACGCGCTCGATCACGCTGTCCTTGTCGTCGGCGAACTTGATCGCCAGGTGCCTCAGGTAGCCGTCCATACCCAGTTCCGCGCCGGTGGCCGTACGGAGCACCGAGCCCTTGGCGAACGGGGGCGGAGCACCGCCGCCCTCCTCCTCGTCCTCGGGTCCCTCGTCGCTGCCGGGGAAGCCCTCGTCCTCGCCCTCCTCCGCGCCGGGGTCTCCCCCGGCACCCATCGGATCCACGCCGCCCATGGGGTCACCCATGGCGTCGGGAGCAGCCGGAGGACCGCCGATCTGACCGGGCATCCCGGGTACCTGCATAGGCATCCCGTCGGCCGTCTGGGGGAAGGCCGGGAACTGCGGCTGGACCTGGACGGTGAAGCAGGTGTGGCAGTACTCGCACTCGGTGGTGCGATCACTTCGTGCAATCACCTGACCCGACCCGCAGAAGGGGCAGTGGAAGATCGTCGCCCCGTCGCCCGAGTCGTGAGCCACTTTCTGGTATGGGGCCACCCGAGCCTCCTTCAGATTGTGATGCGAGTGAGTTGGGTACTCCCCCACGGGGAACTCAGTGGTGTGCTCATGTGCGTGGTGACCTGCGACTTCCTCCGGGCTCATACCCTTGAGAGCATCGTGGAGAAAGTGATCGGGGCCGTAGCCGTGGTGCTCTTCCAGATGGCGGAGATCGTGCTCCTTGCCGTGCTGCTCCGAGGAGTGATCGGTCAGCTCATCACAATGTGAGCAGTACTCCCCGCCGAAGCTCGGCTCGTTCTCCTCGTGGCTCTCGTCGAGGTCTCCCTCGGGCGCGTGGGGGTCGTGGT